CTTTTTTAACATCTTCCCAATAAGAATAATAGTTTTGTTTATCTTCAAATTCATCTAAATAAGCTCCATAACGTAAATTCAAGCCACCATTATATATTTCATCAACTGCTATTAAAGCACATTGTTTAGCCGAATCTATATAATCTTCCCATCCTAATACTTCGTGAAATACTCTTGTGTGAGGAATATATTTATCAATTAACTCTATTGCTTTTTCTTTTGGCGTCATTTTATTTGTTTTTATAATTAATAATGTTTTCTGCATCACCTAATGACAAACCATAACCTATACAATCCATAGGATTTAGCATTTCTTTTGTCTTATAATCTATAAGGTCTTTTAAATAAGTAGGTAACTCATTTGGTAAATTCTCACAATTCCAAAACCACCATTGGTCGCCCATACTTTGTGGTGTTGCGTGTTGGTAGGTAATTCCTAGTTCTTTCATTACTACTTGTGGATGCCTATTTTCTTTACAGTTAATTCCTGCTTCCATAATGTTAAATCTTAAATGTTTCATATTTATTTGTTTTTATTGATTAATTTTATTTTAATGTAATTCTTGACTATTTTAAAGAATTTAGCTATTTGGTGCATATCACTTACTGTTATATCAACATTATAAGGATTCCATTTTGTTTTTTTCATATTTTTTTTATAGATAACCTCATATTATAATCATTTATAATTTCTTGTAATAATCTTTCAGTATTTTGATATGTTTTTTCTACCCCAGCAAAAAAACCTGCATCATATTTATTTTCAATTAAAATATTTGCTTCTTTTTGCGTAATAGCATTTCCCCTCATTCTTATACAATCATTATAAAGAATCATCACACTTTCAAATAAATCTTCATGTTTAGTTATTTTGACTTCTATTGAATTGTTTATTTTTACTAATTCATTTAAAATCTGCTCATCCTCTAAAGTATCTTTCCAACTTCCAATAACACTTAATAATTCATCATTAGCATTAAGTTTTTCAAGTATGGTATATATTTCATTTATTATTTTTAAATCTATTTCACTCATATTAATTTATTTTATTTGTTATTAGTTTTTATTTATTTACATTTTTTCAGCTGTCCAATCATGAAATAAATTAGACCATTTTGAGTTAGTAATTAACAAAGGGTGTGCTATACAATTATGTATTATATTCCAAAATCTTTTCATATCAGTCTTTCTTATCTAATTTAATTAATTCATTTAGTGGATAAGATAGCATTGAAACCATAATTGTGGATAGTATAAAGCCAAACCTACCTGACTGTTCCCATTGTGATGGATTCCATTGCCACATTGTAAAGGAAAAGCAAAAGTAATTCAATAAAATCATTGTTATAATTATTTTTTTCATGTTTTTTATTTGTTTTTTAGTTTATTAATTTTGTTTAAATGTTTGATTATAGTATTCTTCTGCATCATTTTTATAATGACCTGGGGTTGCTGCTATAAACATTTGTCCAGAAATATTAGCATCTATTATCTGTTGCTTTTCCATTTCTTTGGCTCTATCTATTTCATTTCTATAATTACTCCATTCTATATTAGGTAATGCAAATTCTAATTGTTCAATTAAATATTCAACTGCTGTTTTTTCCATATTAATCTTGTTTGTTTAGTGAGTTTTTTTAAATATTTTATTGTAGTAATCTTCTCCACTTACGTAATCATTAAGACCAGCTTCACATTTTACCCCAACATTGAAGCTATTGATAATTTCATATTTTTCTATAATTTTCGCCTCATTTATAATGTTTTTTAATTCTTCAATAAGAATACAAAATTGATACATATCACCACCTTTTTTAAGTTCTTTAAATCTGGATTCTATAAATTCTACTGCTGTTTGTTTCTTTTCCATTTTTTATTTGTTTTTAGTTATTAATTAAATTTATTAAATATGCTAATATTATTATGATTAAAAAAATAGAGATAGTAAGAAACCAAGCTCCTAACCCTAAAATAATGTCAATTCTATCTTTGCTTTTAAAAAGCATACATTGGTTAAAAAATTGTTTCATATTAGTCTTGTTTGTTTTTAATTGTTAAATTTTTTATACCAACCTCAACTGACGAAACCAATTTAATATTCTACTTTTATCTCCACTACCATAAGACCATTTACCCGTAATGATAAAAGCAAAAGGAAGTCCGATAAACATTAGAACAAGAAGTATCAATGCGAATGGAAGCGTTAATCTAATCCAACCTTTTACTTCTGTTTTTTCTTCTGTATAAAATTCGATACCAAGCGAAATCCACCTATCACACATTTCTTCGCTTGATACTTTGTTTAGTTCAGGGAATGTTTCTGTGAAATTTGGTATGTAATTCATATCATTATGCGACCATACCCTTCTTAATTTTCTGAATACCATATTTATTTGTTTTTAGTTGTTAATCTTGTTCAAGTTCACTATCTACATTTCTATTACATTTTGGACACCAATAGCCACCAAATACTCCAGGCACAAATTCTTTATCAAGGTGTAAACAAATTTCTTGATTATCTATAATCTGTTGTTCCATTTCTTTGGCTTGTTCATAATATTGTTTTTTATCAATATCATATAATGCTGTTTTTGGAATCATTCTTTCAAGTCTTTCATATAACCATTCTACTGCTGTTTGTTTCTTTTCCATATTAGTCTTGTTTGTTTAGTGAGTTTTCTTTTTTAGTAGTTGATTCATCTATATACTTGTTCTCTGTTTGGTCATTAAGTTCTTTTAATAAAGCATTTGCTAATTCAACAGATTCTTTAGCATATGTATTTACATCCCATCCAGTAATGTTTTCTCTAAGATAATTTGCACATAATCCTTGCATAGCTAGTCCTGCAAAATATTCTTTTTTAGTTAATGTTTTAACTTCATCTTTAAAAATTGGTATATTCTTTTCCATTTTATTTGTTTTTAGTAATTTCTATTAGTTTATCTAAGCATGCTTGTTCTGCTTCTTCATAGGTTTCATAACTCCATTCATCTCCTGGTTTATCAATTGACCATTCCTCAATAGTCCAAGGTTTCCATATTCTCCAACTAAAACCTACTGAACCATCAACTTCAGTACATTCTGTAGTTATTTCTGAGTAATATTCTTTTTCTCTAAACCATCTAAATGCTTGTGAGAATGTTGGTGCTGAACAAGATGGTGCATCCAGTGGTTGATTACAAAATGTTCCATATTGATTTTCATTATTTGGGAAATATAAACTTTCATCATAAAATCCAAAACAAGGTTCATCAAATCCTAACTCTTTAACAGCTAAGGCTTGTTCATAGGTTATAAATTCTTTTTTCATTTTTTTATTTGTTTTTAGTTGTTATTAGTCTTGTTTGTTTAGTCTTTTAATAATTACTTTTAAGGTTCTCCCATCATCTTGATAAGATAGTTCTACTTTACAATAATGGTCACTATATGCTCTACCATATTCATCAATGACTTCAAATCTTGTTAATGTTTGGTCTTTAGCCATATCTTCTTGGCATTGAGTGTAGCCATCTATATATGCAAGTCTTTCAGATGATGATACATTATTACAATATTTTTTAAATAACTGTTCTATTTCTTCTTTGCTTTTCATGTTATTAGTTTTAAATAAACTCTTACAAGATATTTCACAAGTAAGAGTTTAATTGTTATTTGTATTTTTTAAATGTTTTTAATAAAGTATCATATTTAATACCACCTGCTAATATTTTTTTATTATTTGTAGTATTTAAATTAATACTTGATATAATATACCAATTATCAATTGGAGCTTCAGTATTAATCATAATTGTTTTAGTATTAGTTCCTTTGTAAGATACTGATATTTCAAATTCAGTATTATAATCTAAAGATAATATAAAATTTGATGATGCTTTAACACTTGTTAATACTCCTGTATTGTAATTAACAATATCTAATAAATATGATGTATCAGGTATTTCTTGATTATTAATTTTAATTGTTAAATCTAATTTAACTACTTTATTTGTTTGTGCTACTGCACATGCTGTCATTAAAACTATTAATAACCCTGTTACTAATAATTTGATTTTCATTGATTCTGTCATTTGAGTTTTCATATAATTTTAGTTTAATTGGTTTAAGTTTAAAAAAACAGGCTTTGCACCTGATTGAATGCTTCATGTTTATGTATTAAAGACCCATAAAATCTAATAATACAACTACCTAGTTAAAGGACAGCATTTGAGTAATTTGTTAAATGTAAGTTAATGCACAAACAGGTACATGACTACCTTACAAACATTAACTTAACATTTAACTAATATTTTAAATAAAGGTTTAACCAACTAACCTCAAAGGAGTGTTTTTACAGAACACTTAAACTGTATTAGGACAACTATCACATAACCTAATATAAGGTATGATAGTGGGAATTGAACCCACTACCTCCTGATTAATATCAGGTGCTCATACACAACGAGCTATATCATACTGTTTAACTTAATTATGCATTAAGTTTTGCTGAAGCTGTTGAAGCTGCAACTGGTGCTTCACTTGTGTAAGCTACTAACACATTTTGTGCATTCAAATCAGTTGTGAATTCTGTTTCACGATAAATTGGTTGACCATTAAATAATAAGATACCACCATCTTTGCCTTTACGCTTAGGCTCTTGATTAGCACGGAATGGATTCTTAGTTGTAGATTCTTTAACAATAATCTTACCATCTAAGATTTCACCTGCTACTAATGGAGCTGCATCAAATGCTTCTCTACTAGTTGAACGAAGTGCTGATAATACAGTTACTTTGTCTAATGCACCACTTCTATCTACAAATGTAGATTGTACTGTGTACCATCCATACTCTTTACCATCTTTTGCACTGATTCCTGTTGAATTAAATACTAAACCTGTTGTTTTGTTTGCGATCACTACTACTGAATTTTTCATAATTTTTGTTTTTTTAATTGTTTAATTGATTTTTTAATTGATTTATTTGATTTTAACAAAGTTTAAGTCTGTGTTAAGACTATTGAACAATTAACAAGATGATATAACTAATATATTGGCTATGCCAGAGTGCTATAAATAGCTAATTAGAATATATGAGAGCTTATTAGTTGTTGAATATTGTTTAAGATAATGTTATTGTATTAAGTCTAGCTTCTAAAGCTAACCAATATTGTACAAACTTAACGTAGTTCTTTTCTGCTTCTGTAATTGTCAGCATGATTTTTAGATTTTTTTTCATCAACCCATAATGCAAGTATAATACCTGAGTATAAGATGAAGATAATTAATATTCCTATTGCTAAGGTTGGAATAATTGACCATAAACTTATTATTGATACTAGTCCTAATCCTATATGTGCAGATAATTGTCTGGCATATGTTAAATCAGCTAATACATTGCATCCATACCAAGTTGTTGATATGAATGCAATTATAAAGATTGTATTGTCCATTGTTTAAGTTGTTAATAATGAAACTGATACACAAATTGATGCCCATATTTGGTCATGACTAGGTTTATTATTTACATAACCTAATTCACGCTTAATAGTGTTTAATCTATTGTGTACTGAAAATTGATACTCAGGTAATTTAGTAGACCTATTTATAATAGGCCTACCATTCTTTGTAGTTTTTTGTAATGTGTTCATGATTGGATAGTTTTTATGATTATTTTCTTGCCCAAGTAGGACATTTATCTACGTTATACTTAACTATAGATTTTTTTGAAGCACAACTTGTTAATGAAGTCATTGCTATAAGACATACGATTGTTACTAAGTAACACACTGTTAAATACACTAGTTTTTTCATTTGATTTTTGTTTTAGATTGATTTAGAAATTGTTTTTTTTGTTGTTAAATTCAATATGTAGAATACCATTTTCATAATATCCTTTAAGAGTATCATTTTTAGTAATAGATTGATACTCTTCTGGTAAATCTATTTTAACATCTGAAATAATTGTTATAATTATAAGGAATATTCCAGTTATTATAAAATTTACAATAACTGACTGTATTATTAATTTTTTCATTTTTAATAGTTTTTGATTGTTAATAATTATTTAATTTAAATCCCCAGGCGACCACCGTTAAGAGATTTTGTATTATTTATTTAGAAACCTTGGGCAATTTGTAGACCCCAAGATTCCTCCTTGATAAGTATAATATATTAGTAATTAATTAGATTACCCATATTATAGTATCTCACGTAGCTCTTAATGTGTTAATTAGACACCTATCACCATTCTACGATTACAAGTTTTAGTCAACACTTGTTATATCTATTTACAAATCAAGTTGTAAATCTTTTTAATTCATTATTGAATTAAAGTATTTTATCTTAAGCACTTGGTTGTAATATTGGAAGTCTAGACCTACTCTACTTTTATTTTCCCAAAGGAAATGGTTAGGTTACTTTGCTATAAGCCATCTATTACAACTTAGTGCATTAGGAATGTGTTAAGCTTATTAATAGTATTATTTTAAAACGTGACCTGTACCTGCAACTGACCACAGTTTAGCATTAAATGGTATTTTACAGCAATCATCTTAAAATTGAAAGTTTACCCAATTAAGGTAGAATTCCCTTTGAGAATTCTTTAGTTTATTAGTTAATCTGTTTATTTTTAATGAGTGGTAAGTTCATTTATTTTCAACAAGCTAATAAACGACACTACATCTGAGTGCCATACTTTCTGTTTTAAACTATTAAATAAGCTATGTATATAATAGGGTAAGTTATAATGAGGTTAATTGAAAAAGAGGTGAAATGTATTGGAAGGGAAGTGTAACCCACTGATACCAACACTTTACTACAATTTGTAGCAATTGTTTGCTATATATTGTCCAACATTTGTATATTATTTGTTAGTCAACTAATAAACAACTCCCCGAAGGGGGATACTATAAGGTAAAACTCCTTATAGCATCCTTAGCATTGAATAATACATATGCTTCAGCATCTAATGTATTACCTTTAGCATCTTCAAGTCCTTTCTTCAAGTATGCAGGCTTGCTCTCATCAAATTTATGAGCAACAATAATCTTGATACCTTTAGCAGTACCAAAAGCATGCTTACCTTCAGTGTACTGGTTGAATTCAATAGTTTCAACATCTAACATTTCTTTAAAATCTTGTAATGAGATCATGATAGTTTTTGCAGGGAACAGAGGTTTGGTTTTCCTGCTAAATTTAGGTAGGGGGGGTGTTTTGGGGATGCCCCAAATCCTCGATTACACAAATTTTTTTAAAAAACTATTTTTTCAAATCTTCAATCACACAAAATTTTTTAAAAAATTATTTTTTGTAACAAATTTAATGTAGGATTGTTACAACATTATGGCCCATATATTAGCTTAATGTAGTATATTTCATACATTATATATAACATATTAGCTATATTCTATGGTACTCAATTTACAATACTTATTTGGTTATTAAGTACTTAATGATTAACTTTAGGGCATGGAAATTAAGATATTACACCGTACTCCAGATCCTGATCATACTACTATTGTACTAGGAGTCATACATCATGTAGTTACTACAGTAGAATATGCTGAGATAATTAAACCTGCTACTAGAGTAGAAGGCTCTGGTTCTGATTATGTCAAAGCTAGAAACAAGATATTACAAGAGTATTTTATTAATGGACCTAAAGAACAATTTAGTTGGTAATGGCTAGTACATCAGAATTTGAACAACAACAGTTTTGGGAAGATAAACCTATTGAGGTTATCTTAGGGGATAACTCTTCCTGGGAATTAACAAATAAGCATAATAATGAGAACAAAATCTAAGAATTTTAATGACTCCCAGGTAAAAGGAATATTACCTGATGGATCAATATACCTTAAAATGGGTGTAACCAAGAAACACTATAATGATAAACTAGATTATGAAGATATGGATCAGATTAATGAGAGTTTACTTATGGCTGAAAAAATTAACAAATTTTATTTATTAACAGGGACTAGTCCTATAGTTGAGGAGTAATTATGAAATTGATATATGATTTACAATCAATACCAAAAGATATGAGTATTGAAGAATTTTTAAACTTTGTACATACTGAAAAAATAGTTTTCTGGGATTCTTCTAGGGGAGGTGGTATAGCTCCAATAGTTGAACCAGATTCAGGTTTACAAATTAAAGATGTTTCTAAAGATTTAACATCTTAAATTAGGATATTGTCTAAAAATAGTGTATATTTAAATGTACTCTAACTTAAACAGTTAGTCACCAGGGAACACCTAATAAGTTAACACCTGGTTAGAAGTTGGATAGTAGTCCGCACTCTTGAAATAATAGAGATTATAGCAGACAAGGTTTCTCCAATAGGTACAAAAAAGGTTATAAGTGAAATTCTATAGCTGCTACAAGAGGTATGAAGTATCCTCCTGAATTAACAGGATCAAAGTAAGCAGACACCTAGGCAACTAGGGAGGGTTAAAGACAGATAGATATAAGTTTATAATTAATCCAAACATCTAGTGTACAAACTGGAAGGGGAATATTATGTCTTGTAGATAACTAAGTTAGTTATATAATTTATTTGGTTATTATAATTAAATCAGTTATATTTGATGTATGGAATTAAACAATTTAAATTTAGTACACCTACTAATAGGATTAGGTATATCAATTTGTGCTTATTTTAAAGATAATAAATAATGGAATATACACTTAAACTCCCTATATCTAAAAAGACTGAATATCTTATTCAAATGTTAAATCCTGTTATGGGTAATTTAACAGATAAAGAGATTGAGATATTAGTTGTCATTGCTGATAAGCAAATATCTATTATTAATAAGGATACTAGAACAGATGTTCGTATGTTCTTAAATATGGATAAGTTTAACTTTAATAATTATATTAAGAAGTTAGTTACTAAGAAAGTATTACAACAAGTAGATAGGTTAACTCTTAAAGTTAATCCTAATATTCTACATATCTTAAAACATGATTCAGTTAATTTAAGTTTTGTATAATGAATTCAACTAAAAGTAATATATATGAAGAAATATTGGATGAAATTAAAGGTGAATTTACATTGTCTAAAGTGGAACTTGAAAGAATATGTGATTCTCAGTTTAGGGTTATAAGAGATACAATGTCTAAAAGAGAAGGTAAGGTAGTTCAGTTAATTTACTTAGGTAAGTTTAGACCTACTATTTATAATACAGATTATACTAAACGTAAAAAACTAAAAGATGAGTAAACTTAAAGAGATATTAAATGGATTTGCTAACTTAGTTTGGTCAAATCCTAGAGTTGAAAAAATAGCACATGATCGTGCAATAATTTGTGCAGCATGTGATACTAATGTTAATAATTTTTGCAGTATTCAAAAAGGTGGATGTGGATGTTTTATTCCAGCCAAAACTTCTAGTGAATATTCAAGTTGTCCTAAGAAGTTTTGGTAATGAATAGTTATATTACAAAAGATCAAGGATTATATATGATATGGTCTAATGTAAAACCAGACTATTATTACATTGGTTCTTCTAATAATATTAGAAGACGTTATAATGAACATATGTCTTATTTTAAAAGAAATAAACATAGTAATACTAAATTACAAAACCATGTAAATAAATACGGAATTAATGATTTAAAATTTTGCGTACATATAATAGATAATTCTTTAAATAATAAAGAGTTAAGAGAATTAGAACAAAAAGAAATACTATATTTTAATACTTATAAAAAAGGATTTAATTTAACAGAAAATACAGAACATGCAACAATGTCTGAAAGTGGTAAATTGAGATTAAGTTTAAAAGCTAAAGAAAGACAATCTACTAAAGAAGTAAAAGAAAAATTAGTTATACAAAATAGTGGTGAAAAAAATCCTAATTCAAAATTAACAAATGCAGATATATTATTTATTAGAAATAATTTGCATTTAAAAAGAAAAGAATTATCTTTACTTTTCAATGTTTCATATAAAACAATATGGAGAGTTAAAAACAATAGAACTTATGTAATATGACTATAGAACTAGAAGTTATATCTCAATATCCTTTACCTGAAAAAGGTAGATCTATTGCTAAGTATGTACCAATGAGAGTATTTCAAAAGAAACTCTTTGTTACAGAGTCTATGCAAATAGAAGAAAATATTGATAGTAAGGGAGCTACTATCAAACAATTTACTATTTGTAAATATGATACAGAGTATTATAAGATTAACATGCCTTACAAAGAATTAAGAGATAAGTATTTTACACCAATTGTAATTAAAGGTTTACATAATGCATAAAGAATTAATAATTCCTATATATGATTGTTTAGTTAGTATTCAAGTTACTAATGATATGAATCTTGCAGTAAAACATCTTACAGATACTTATGGTATTACTGAAGATGAAGATTTAACAAATATGGGAGGATTTTGTAATTCAGATCATTCTTCTATAATTGATAGACAAGTATATTATTTAGTAGTAGGTTATACTTTAGATAAGAAAGAATATTGGGCTACTATTGCTCATGAAACAATGCATTTGATACAAGAAGTATTAGAATCTAGGGATATTTATTATCTTAGAAAACAACCTAATGAACCATACGCTTATATGTATGGTTACTTTATATCAGAAAACTTTGAGTTCTTTGAACAAGCATATTCTAAATTTAAAAGAGTTAAAATAAAATGATAAAAATAATAGATTTAGTAGACGGTAAAATTATAGTTGCTCCAGAGTGTTTGGTTATAGAACCATTTAAATCTATTTGGGAGAAAGATAAATCTAAAGATAAGACTCATGCATTTAATATGATTAAATATACTTGGTATTATTCTTCATTTAAATCACCTTTTTTTCAACATAATAATGCAGATAGATCTAAGTTAATTTTAAGTCATATTATTAAAGATGATAAGTTTAAATTAACTAAAGAGTTAGAAGAATGTATTAAGATGTATGAAACTATTAATACTACTCCTGCAATGAAGTTATTTAGAGCAGTACAAGAATCTATTAATAAGATGGAAGAGTTCTTTAAGACTGTAGAATATGATGAAGATAATATTAAGAAAATAACAGATACTATTATTGCTATGCCTAAAGTACAGGAAGCTATTCAAGCAGCATTAAATAACTGTAACAAAGAACAAGCTTCTGGGGACACTGTCCGTGGCCAGGCAACATTAGGAATTTTTGAAGATGTATAATTATGCAAAATAATAATCCATATATACAACATATAGAATATTTTGAATCTACTAAAGAATTTAGTTATTTAGCTGAAGTTTACAATAAAACAGGAATGTATACTAATACAATAGTTGGAACAATTGAATATTTAGATTTTTGGACACAAGTTAAAGATTATTGTATTAATGGTTTTGAAAACTCAAAAGGTTTTAAAGTCACAGGTCAACATTTCTTTTATCTTAACTTCTGTCCAATATTAGGTCTTAATGAAAAGACTGGAAAGAAATCTAAAATCTTTCCTAGGTTTATAGATTTAGATTATGAGTTCTTCCACATGGTAGAATATTGTAGACTAAATCAAAAATCATTAGTTGCAGTAAAAGGTAGACGTCAAGGATGGTCTTACAAAGCTGCAGCAATATGTACACATGAGTTCTATTTTTACCCAGATAGTAAAGCAGTAATAGGAGCATTCTTTAGTTCATTTAGTCAGAATACCATGAACATGGTTGTAGATAATTCTAACTTTATTAATACTAATACTGAGTTTAGAAAACAACGTAATCCTGACCTTAAAGATTTTATTAAAGCTAGATACCAAGCTACAGTAAGTGGTGTTAAAGTTTGGAAAGGATTTAACTCTGAAGTTAGAGCAATATCATTTAAAGATAATCCTACTGCTGCAGTTGGTTTAAGTGCTTCCTGGTTAATCTTAGATGAGGCAGGTGTATTTAACAATATTACAGATACTTATGGATATACTGAACCACTTATTAAAGATGGTTCTAAATATACAGGGGTAGCATTAATATTTGGATCTTCTGGAGATATGGATTCAGGTAGTAAATATTTCTATGAGATGTTTACTAATCCTGAAAAGTATAACATGTTAGATTTTGAAGATCCATTTAATCCTAATGGTAGAATAGGATTCTTTAGTTCTGCTACAAAAGGTAGGTTAGGTTTATGCCTTAATCCAGATTCTAAATGGTATAAAAAACACATGGTAGATGAAGACGGTAATTCTAATTATGAAGCAGCACAAGATGATATTGATTTCTTAAGATCTAAAGCTAAACATGGTTTAGATCCTAAAGCAATTCATAATATTACTACTCAGTTCCCATGTACTTGGAAAGAAGCATTCTTAAGAAATAAAGGTAATGTATTTGGTTCTCCAGAAATGTTAGAATGGTTAGGTCATTTAGAAAATACTCCTAGTCTTAGAGGTCAAGCTCAAAAGGGAGAATTATTTTTTGATGAAGGAACTGTTAAATGGAGGCCTAGTAATGAATTAAATTATATTACAGATTTTCCATTAAGAAAAGATCCTAAATCTGGAGAATCATTTTCAACAGATAGTTGTGTAGTAATCTGGGAACACCCTGAGAAACAAGATAATGGAGAAATACCTAATTACTTATACATTGCAGGATGTGACCCTTATGATCAAGATAAGTCAGAATCTGGTTCCTTAGGTTCATTTTTTGTATATAAAAGATTTTATAGAGCAGATAGAACTCATGATATTATAGTTGCTGAATATACTTCTAGACCAGATACTGCAGAACAATTCTATGAAAACTGTAGAAAGTTATGTATATATTACAACTCTAAAGTATTGTATGAGAATCAGTTAAAAGGTTTAAAAGTATACTTTGAGCAAAAGAATGCATTACAATATATGTGTGAACAACCAGGTATTATTAGAGATATTGTTAAAGACTCTAGAGTACAACGAGGATATGGTATTCACATGAATAGAGGAACTAATGGTTCAAGTGGTATTAAAGATCAATGTGAGTTATATCTTAAGAAGTGGTTATATGAAGAAGTTAGTGGTGAAACTGAAGGTACTAAAGTGTGTAGGTTTCAAACTATTAAATCAATACCATTACTTAAAGAATTAATAGCTTATGATAGAGATATTAATACAGATAGAGTTATAGCACTAATGCTGTGTGTATTACAAACATACGAATTACATAGAATACATGTGGAAGAGCTATTAGACATGAAAACAACGTCTGGTGATTTCTTAGAAAAAATATACCAAAAAAACCTTATATTTAACAGGAGGAATTCTCAATCCCAATTTAATCCAAGCAGAAACTAATGAGTCAAGATATATATGCCAATTTAGGTGGTCAAAATTTACCTCAACAAAAATTACCTATGTCCCAAAAGGATAAAGAATGGGGTAAATCTTGTATTAATTATTATTCAAATTATAGATATACTAATGGTAGTAACTTAAGATCTGATAGATTTAGAAAGTTAATTAACTATGATTTATATAATGGTAAAGTAAACCATAAAGATATTGAAACTATTTGTGATCCATTAGGAGTTAATACTTCTAATACATTCTCAGCTAGATTTCAACATTATGATATAGTGTCAGAACCTATTAGATTACTAATTGGTGAAGAAACTAAAAGACCTGATAATCATATTGTAATATCAGAATCTCCAGAAGATATTAATCGTAAAACAGCAGGAGTTAAACAAAGAATATTTGAAGCTTTACAACAAGGTTTAGCTTATCAAATAGATCCTAATGCTGATCCTAATAATCCACCCCCACCGCCAGAAGAGATAGTTAAGCAAGAAAAGTATACTCCTTCAGATATGATTGAATCTAAAGCAAATAAGATTCTTAAAGTATTGAAGAAAAAAGTTAATACTAGATTGTTATTTAGTCAAGGTTGGAAAGATGCATTAATTGCAGGAGAAGAAGTTTATTGGGTAGGTATTGAGAATGGTGAAGTAACTATGCGTAGAGTTAACCCAGTTAACTTAACAGTTATTTTAGATGGTGATACAACTTTTATTGATGATGCTATAGCAGTAGTTGAAGAAAGAATGTTAGCTATTAATACTATCTTAGATGAGTATGGTGATATTCTTTCTAAAGATGATATTGACAAATTAGAAAACTATACTAGAGGAACCTTTGGTTCTTTTAATACTGCTGGTGGATTTGAACCTCAGTTTGATGTTGTTAATGGTCAGAATGCTTTTGCAGGAATTACTCCTACTAATGCTTACAATGGAAATAATAGTAATAACTATTCTATTAGAGTTACAAGAGTTGAATGGAAATCAATGAAAAAGATTGGTGAATTAACTTGGACTGATGAAGAAGGAACTCCACAATCAGAAATAGTTGATGAGTTATTTAATACAAGAATATTTAAAGAAGCTTTTCCAGATGCCAAAGTAGAATGGTATTGGATTAATGAAGCATGGGAGGGTGTTAAAATAGGATTAGATATTTTTACAGATATTAAACCTAAACCTAACCAAAGACGTAGATTAGATAATCCTTATTTCTGTAGATTAGGTTATACAGGATTTATATATGAAGCAACTAACTCTCAATCAGTTAGTTTAATTGATAGGTTAAAACCTTATCAATATTTATATGATATTATATCTTATAGATTAGAGATAGCATTTGCTTCTGATCAAGGTAAGAAGTTTATCATGGACTTAGCTCAAATACCAGAAAGTCATGGTATTGACATGGATAGATGGTTATACTATTTAAAAGAAATGAATATTGCTTTTATTAATAGTTTTGAAGAAGGTAAAAAAGGAATGGCTACTGGACAACTAGCAGGTAGCAAGTTTAATCAATTCCAAGCAATAGATTTAAGTCTTAGTCAATCTATTCAGCAGTATATCAACATGCTAGATTATATTAAGTCACAAGTAGCCTTTGTATCTGGAGTTACTCCACAAAGATTAGGTGCTATTAATAACTCTGAATTAGTTGGTAATGTAGAAAGATCTGTTAATCAATCTTCTTTAATTACTGAATATTTATATGAAGCTCATGCTGAAGTAAAACGTAGAGCTTATACTTGTATGATTGAAGTAGCTAAGATTGCTTATAAAAAAGGATTAGTTGCTCAATACATGTTAGATGATACATCTATTGAATTATTACAATTAGAAGAAAATGAATTTGAGAACTCAGAGTTTAGTGTATTTGTAACTAACAACACTAAAGATTTAGAATTAAAAGCTAAGTTAGATCAGTTAGTTCAAGTAGCATTACAATCTGAAAAAGTAGATTTATCTGCAATAGTTGAAACATTAATAAATGATTCTCCTAGAGATATTATTAGATTATTACAACGTAAAGAAGAAGAATTTTATAAACGTCAAGCTGATCAAGGTAAATCTCAACAAGAACATCAGATGCAGATTGAACAATTACAAAAACAAATGCATGATGAACAAGTTGAATTTGACCATCTTAAACTTGATCAAGAAAGATATATTGCTGAACAAAACAATGAAACTAAAATACAAGTTGCTGAGATTGCTGTATTTAATAAACAACAAGACATTGACCTTAATGATAATGGTATACCAGATTCTTCAGAGATTGCTGCTAATGCTTTAGCTCAACAAGAATTATCTTCTAGAATGTTCTTAGAACAATCTAAGATAGGACATGATAAATCTAAACATGAAGCTCAAATTGCATTAAAAGATAAAGAAATAAAGCTCAAGAATGAGCTTGAAAATAAAAAAATTGAAGCCATAAAAATTCAAAATGCTAATCAGATAGAACTAGCTAATAAGAAAGCTAAATTAGATAGAGAGATGATGGATAAGAAAATGCAGATTGAAAAAATGAAAATTGCTTCCAAACCTAAAACACCTAAAAAATAATGAGTAGTTTAAAACTAACACCTCCAGCAGCAAAGACAAATCCTTTTGTAAGTAAGGAATGTATTGATATATTAAACTTTAGAATTGAACAAGAAGAATATTCTTCAAGATTTTATACTGCAATGTCAATGTGGTTAAATGACCATGGGTATTTAGGTGCTGCAGCAGTTTGGGAAAAAGATGCAGAAGGAGAAATGGTTCATGCAGGTTGGGCTAAGTCTTTCTTATTGGATATGGGTATTACACCTAAGACTCCAGCATTGAAAGAACCACCTCAAACATTTACAGGTTTACCTGATGTTATTAAACAATCATATGCTCATGAAATAATGGTTACACAACAATGTAATGATTTAGCTTCACATGCTATGAAATATGGTAATCATTTATTATATCAGTTAGCTATGAAATTTTTAACTGAGCAACAAGAAGAATTAGGAAAAGTACAAAACTTAGTTGATCAATTAGAAGCATTTGGTGAAGATAAGATTGCAATGAGATTATTTGATCATGAACTAAAAGGATAATGAATGTCATTAATTCACGAAGTAAAACAAATACTTTGGGTAACAACCCCTCATGGTGATGGTATAGTATTATTTATAATGGATTATGGTCCACAAGAAAATACTGTATTTGTTGTAGCACTTGAAGAGAATGGTATAATAAAACATTATAATAGTAATGATGTTAGATTATGTAAAAATGATACTTTTAATATAAATAAGAATGTATAATAAGTTACCAGTAAAAGAAAGAATAGAATTGATGAAGTCTTATAGAAAGGCTAACAAAGATATGTCTTATCGTGACATGGTTAAAGATTATAATGATAGTTATGAGAAGTTTCAAGATGGTGGTAAATATATAGTTAAGTCTGGTGATAATTTATCTACAATTGCTAAAAATTATAATACTGATATAGGTACTATTCAAAAATTAAACAACATACAAGATGTTAATAAAATAGGTGTTGGTCAAAATATTGTATTACCAGAAAGACAAAACAACATTGTTCAACAACCTGTTAATACACAACAATCTGCAAATTTAGATAGTTATGATTTTAATACAGCATTTAAAATAGCTAGACAAGAATTAGGACCAAATAAAATATTTGAACATAAAGGTAAAAAATTTGGAACTAATTTAAAAAGAGAAACATTTGTACCTGATAAAGAAGAATTAGCTAATAATAATATGTTAAATGATTCAACATTAACTCATTTAACTGATCAAAATAAAAAAGTTAAATCTATTTATACAAGTAAAGAAACTGTTAAGTTACAACCTACTTGGAAAGAATCTACAGAAATAGAAAAACAAAATCAGGAATTTAATAAATTAAAAAATGCAGAGTTAATTAATAAATACCAATCTATTAGAAATCCTAATGAAAAATATATTATTGTAGATAAGAAGAAAGGTAAAATGCATGTATATTTAGGAGGAAAAGAAATTGAATCTTATAATGTAGGTACTGGTGAAAATAAAGGTGATGAACAAACAAGAACTTGGGTAGATAAAGAAACACATAAAACAGATTGGTCTAAAGGAAATAAACAAACAGGAGCAGGAGTTTATACAATATCTTTTATTGATGAACACAATAAGCATTATGGTAATGTTCCTTCTTTTCATTTAAAAAATGAAAATGGTGTAGAAGTACCAACTGCTATACATGCTGGATTTGGAGATAGGTTAAAAAGGATTGCAAATAATGATTTAAATAATAATGATCCAGAAAGTGGAAAAGATACTAGATTTTCTAATGGTTGTATAAATGGATTATGTAAAGATATGACTGATCTATATCAAAATGATTTAAAAGCTGATAAAAAAGGAAATCAAGGTACTAAAGTATTTATATTACCAGATGATGATAATAATTTTTATCAGATAAAAAATGGTAAGTTAAATTTAACAACTAAAGAATATAATCCTAATGTAGCATATTCTCCTAAAAATCTAAAAGCTAATCCTGTTAAAATAAATGTTACTAATGAAGAAAATAATACTCCACATGTAAAAGGAATGGCATATACATTAGAAAAACTTAAATCTACTTTAATGAAAGATGGTAAAGTTGATAATGATACCTACAATAAGTTAAGTAAGTTAGTTATAGGATTAGCTTTACAAGAAACTAAAGGTGGAGAAGATTATCGTGTAAGATCAGGTTCTTTAAAAATTCCTTTTACAAATAAAGAAACAGATCAAGGATTAGTTAATTACTTAAAAGATTTAAAAGGTTCTAATAGTATAAATTCAAGAGGATTAACTCAAATTAAATATGATGCTCAAAATGACGAATTAAAAGCACAATTTAAAAAATATGGAGTAACAAAAGATAATTTAAATGATGGTGCACATGCTTCTATTGCAACAATGTTAATGTTAAGTTATATGTACAATAATGAATTACCTAGTTTAAAAGAAAAACTTAAAAAACAAGGAATATCAGATGAAGAAGCATTACTTTATTTAAATCAAGGTAAGAAATCTGAAATTGTAAAAGGTACTGCTACACCAAGTAAAAACATATATATTCAAAATGTAAAAAATTTTGGTAAGAATATTAGCGTACAAGAAGAATCATATTAACATAATAAAGCTATAAAAAGTTATCTGGTTATGTAACTTTTTGTATTTGCAAACAATAACCAAAACAGTTATATTTATAGTATATTACTAATAAGGCAAAAAAATGAGTAAGGAAAAAAAAGAATTTAATATTCTTGACACACCATTTGGTGAAGGTCTAGAAATGCAGTTTAATGATGAGTTCTCTAGTGATTTTCAAGAGAACAATTCAGTAGCACAACCACTAGTTCCAGAACTAGAAGATGTAACACCTCAAGTTGATGAAACTAAAGAAGTTGTTAAAGATCTACCTAAAGAAGAAACCAAAGAAACTAAAGAAGTTGCTAAGGTTGAATCTAAACAAGAAAGTACTGAGGAAAGTTCTTCTCTCAAAGTATTTGCAAGTTGGTTAGGTGATAAAGGTTTAGTAGACTACGATGAAGAAACTTTTGAAGATTCAGAAGAAGGTCTAAAAAAACTAATGAGTTCTACTGTTGAACGTGAAGTGGAAAACTACAAAAATAGTTTACCAGATGATGTTCACAAGTTAGTAGAATTTGTTGAAGCAGGAGGTAATCCTAAAGATTTTATTAATGCATATTATAATGAAGTAACTTGGAGTGATTTTGAAATAGACACTGACACTACTCAAAAAATTGTATTAAGAGAATATTTAAAAGCACAAGGAGAAGATATTGAAGAAATAGAAGAAACTTTAGATACATATGAAGTTTCTGGTATTTTAGAAAAGAAAGCTAAGAGTGCATTAAGCAAATTACAGAACTATGAGAAAGGTTATCAAGAACAATTGGTAGAATCTCAAAAGAAGTATGAAGCTGAACAAAGAGCAGCAGCTAAGAAACAATATGAAGATTTCAAAGCTGACTTATATGCTAAAGAAGAAATTCAAGGGTTTAAATTAACCCCTAAAATGAAAGATAATCTTTGGGAATTCATTATGAAACCTGATAAGACTGGTAAGACAGGATTACAGAAACATAATGAAACTAACACTAATGCTCAATTCATGTATGCTTATTTAGCAATGAATGATTGGGACTTAAGTAAGTTAGAAAGACAAGTTAAAACTAAAGTTAACTCTGAGTTAGCAAGTAAGTTATCTAACTTTAAAGATGGTAGATCTAAATTAAAGACTGGTCAGTCTGATAGTTTTGGATCAGAAAAATCTTCAGGTAACTTCAGTGTTTTTAAACAAGCTTTAGATAAAGGCTTTTTATAAAAAATAGAACAAATTATTAATTTAATATAACAAAAACAAAATGCAAATTAGTCCATTACAAATAACAAACATGAATTGGCATGCTGGTCTTACTCAAGACTCTCATTTGTCCACATTCTTTTTAACTGAGCCAGCTATTGCTAGTCAAGTTATCACTCGTATTTATAACAAACAAAATGGTTATAAAAATGCTCTTTCTTTCTTAACAGGTGGAATGGGTAAAGCTAAAGAAATTGATGGTATCCAATATCGTTGGAATATCATTGGTGACTCTCGCAAAGCAATATCTATTACTCGTTCAGTATTTGATGCTGCTAGTTCAGTAGGTATTAACGCTACAACTTTTAAAATTGGTGTAGGTGAGAAATGGTTCTCAGAAGGTGACGTTTTATTATTTGACAGTCCAGATTATAAAGCTCGTGTAATTTCTGAACCAATTTATGACGGTGCTGATTACATCTTAGTATGTCAATTAGTTACTGCAGATATCACTAAATCTGTACCTGCTACTTTAGTAACAGTTGGTAAAGAGGTATCTAAAGAATACAACATTGTAGAACATGATCATTCTCGTACATCAGGTGAAACTCACTATGCTACACCAATGATGTTAGAAAATTACATGACTACATTGCGTAAGAAATATTCTGTAACTGGTGCTGCTCACAGTCGTGTTATGGTTATCTCTATGTTAAATCCTGAAACTAATGAAAAAACTAACACTTGGGTAAAATATGCTGAGTGGGAATTTTGGAAGCAATTCATGGATGAAATTGAAGTTATGTTAATGTTTGGTGAATCTAACATTAAATCTAATGGAACAACTGATTTAAAAGGTGCTTCAGGAAATACAATTTATTCTGGTGCTGGTTTAGAAAATCAAATTGCTCCAGGTAACAAACGTCTTTACACTACATTGAATGAAAAAACTATCCGTGATTTCATGGGAGATTTAGCATACAATGGTACTGAAGATGGTCCTCGTGAGTATGTTGCTTTATGTGGTCGTGAATTCATGAACTTATTTGATCAAGCTATGAAGCGTTCAGCTTCTGCTTTCAACTTAGTTGATAGTAAATTCATCGCAGGTGAAGGACAAAACTTAGAATTACATGGTCAGTTTATGACTTATACAGGTTTAAATGGAGATAAAATTACATTAAAAGAGTATAAGCCTTATAATGATACAATGAGAAATCGTTTATTACATCCTCAAACTGGTAAACCAGCAGAGTCTTATAAAGCGACTTTCTTAAACTTTAAATCTTATAACAAAGGAGAACCAAATATCCAAAAAGTATATTCTAAAGATCGTGAGATGGTAACAACTTACATTGAAGGAATGTATGGCCCTTATGGACCTAAGAAGAATGGTTCATCTGCAAGTTCAGTAGATGGTTACACATTTGAAGCAATGACAGAATGTGGAGTTATGTTACGTGACCCATCAGATGCTGCTCAATTAATTTTAGATGCTTCTAGCATTAGCTAGTTAAAGAATAAAGGTTTTTTAGAGAGTGTACCTTATATCAAAACACTCTCTTTTTTTAAACTAATAAAGGCAAATTATTAAAAACAATGGAAGTAATTAACAGACAGTATGTTATTAGACCTATCATACGCAATAAATTTTCAGGTCAATCTTATTACAATAAAACTCTTACTGTAATAATGGGAGCACAGTTAAGTAATACTGGTTTATATAAAACAGGATTATCAACTGAAGATGAAGCACATTTTGAAAAGGAGTTAAACCTAGCTAAAGGAACTTTAAGTAAGCGTAATGCTGACTTTTGGGGAGATATGGAAGTAAGGTTAAGAAACGACAAGTTAACAATATTTAATATAGTTAACGCATATGATGAATTAAAGTTTAGAATGTTACAACAACATGATTGGATTGCTAATACAGAGCATGATGTTGTAGGTAATTCAACTGCTAGATTTTACATATATGATCCAGAAGCAGCAAGTAAAATTGAAGATGCTAAAATGGAATTTGAATTTGCAGCAATGGAAGCTTTCCATAAAACAACTGTTGAAGAAAGAAGAGGGTTACTAAGAGTCTATGGTAAAACAGGTGTAGATAATATGTCTGAAACTATGATTAAAACAGAATTATTTAAAGAACTTAAAAAAGACTTTAAAGAGTTTATTAGAATCACTTTAGCTAAAGATACTCCAATAAGAGCTTTAGTAAAAGCTTTAACTGAGAAAGAAATAATTAAACAAAAAGGTACTTATTTTTATAATGGTGAAGATTTATTAGGTAGTTCAACTGATGAGGTTGTAAGTTACTTAGCAGATTTAAAAAACCAAGCTATTAAATTAGCATTAGAAAATAAATTAAAACCTAAGAAAGCCAAAACTGAATAATGACTATTGTAGAAGCTCATCAAGAATTTAAGTTTAGATGTGATAAATTAGATGCTCTAAATTATCCTAACTTCTTACCAGAAGAAATAGATTTAATTTTAAATAATGCTCAACAAAGAATTATTAAACAAAGGTATGGTCTTTCTAATAATAAAAGACAATCTTTTGAGGAAACTCAGAAAAGAACTGAAGATTTAAAAAATGTTACAGTAAATGCAGTATTAACACCTTTAGCTTATGCTTCAGATAATATTGATGTAACTGCAAGATTTTTAACTTTACCTACTGATCATTGGTTTACTGTACAGGAAAGATGTAGTATTACATGTACTATATGTGGTACACCAGTAACACAACTAGTTGAAGTTATTCCAACAAGTCATTCAGAATTTTCTAAAGTGATCAAAGATCCTTTTAAACAACCTACTAATACTAAAGTTATTAGATTAATGGAAGCAGGAAGAGTTGAATTATTATCATCTTGTACAATTGTAGATTATAGAATGAGATACATTAAACAACCAGCTACAGTTAATATTAATACAGGTGTTACATTTGATTTATCTGAACACATGCATTCAGAAATTATAGATCAAGGAGTATCAATAGCTTTAGAAGGAATAGAGGGTAAAAGAACACAATCATTTAATCCTTTGATTAATAACACTAACGAATAATAAATAAAAATTAAATTAAAATGGCAATAGCAACAATATCACCTAAGTATTTCTTGGGTTCATTCATTCCAAATGTTAAAATTTTATCAGCTAAAGTTGATGAGATTATTAACTACATTAATGGTACACAAGTAGCAGTAACACAAGGAACAAGTATTACAACTGGAGTTACAGCTAATGCAACTAAAGGTGTAATTACAACTGTAAGTTTAACTACTGCAGCAAGTACTGTAGCAGGACCTTTTGTAGTAACTAACTCTAAAGTAACAACATCATCTATTGTTCAAGCAAATGTAGAATATGCTACAGGTAAAACAGGTTTTCCTGTATGTTTAATAGAAGCAGTAGCAGCAGGATCTTTTAACGTAAGATTATTAAATGCTAGTACTGGTGCAGCATTAAATGATGTAGTTAAAATACATTTTGATGTAATCAATTAATTAAAAACAAATATCTTAATAAATAAAAATTAAAAATTAAAAACAATGTCAATTCATAAAGTAACAAACACATTTGTAGGTAATGGTTCAGCATTAGAAGCTAACGTTAATACATTAACTCCAGGTAAATTAGGAGTATTTAAAGCTGATCAATCAGTTTTAGCAGCAGCTCAACCTTATGTTGCAGGAACTGCAACTAATGATATTCAGTTATCTGAAACATTTGCTGATGGTTCATTTAAAAAATCAATGAAAATTGATGGTCGTGCAGTACAATCTGCAAGATTTGAAAAATATGCTCCTGCATCTCGTGATGTATGGACTATTGGTTATCAACGTGGTTATAGAAATGCTGATGGTACTACTTACACAGCAGCAGGTGGTTCAATTGAAGTAAACAATTCTTCTGATTATACAGCTAGTATTCGTTTTAAAAATGATAAATCTTTGTATTCTGAAAGACCAGAAATGTTAAGAATTAACTTTACATCTTCTGCAACAGCTACTCAATTATCTATTGCTACTCAAATTGCAGCATCAATTAATAACAGTGGTTTTAAAACATTAGTAAAAGCAGTTGTAATTGGTAATGGTACAGGTATTTTTGGTTTAACAGGTGCTACAGCATATGGTGTTGAAATTACAGCATTAGATATTAATCAATTCCGTAGTTCAACTTATAAAGAAAATCGTGTATATTTTTCAGTTCAAGTAGAAGATGCTACAGGATTTGGAACAAGTACAACTTGTACACAAATTTCTGCAAATAGTCCAGGTGAAGGAACTTATAATTATGTTTATAACAAAGAAAACTTTGATTATCAATATGAAGGTTTATCTAATCGTAGATTATGGCCAGCACAACAAGTTAGTTTTAATGTAGTTAATACAGGAGTATTAACTGGAAATATGGCTGCTGTTGTAACTAATCCTACAGGTAACGTAGTAACAATACTTGATGAAGATGTAGCAACTGTTACTTCAACATTAGCCTTAAGAGCAGGTGAAATTATTGATGTAGATGGTGTTAAATATGAAATTAAATACATTGTTAGTGCTACTAAATTTGTACTTACTTCACAAGCATCTGTAGCATATTCAGGAGCAAATCTTAAATTAAGATATTTTTATGATGTTTTAGTAATTACTTTTGCAGACAATACTTTTACTTCAGGTGCTGATCTTCAAGCATTAGCTCCAAAATCAATCTATATAGCTACACCATCAATTATTACTGGAGCAACAGATCCTTTACTTAGACCAGCAGTACCAACAACGGTAAGTTATTCTACAGAAGGTGTTGCTTTATTAGTAAATATTGGTGCTTGGTTAGCTGGAACTTCAACTAATATTACAACTGCAGTATTAGTAGCATAGTCTAGTTCTTAGACTACAACTCACATCATTCTGATGTGTCAAACTTTAAAGCCTTAATTAGTATAATAAGCCCCTGGTTTCTCTTCCTTAAAAGTTTTCCAGGGGCTTTATTTATGCTTAAAAAATAAAAATATGTTATCACTAAAATTTGATCTTTGTGTAGTTAATGCGTGTACACAATTAAGATTTACAGAAACTACAGGAATTTATTCAACAGCTAATTTAGGTGGATGGGGATTACCTAATATACAAATATCTGATGCTGTTACAGCAACTTTAGCAATAACTCCTTATGGTTCTACAACAACCTATACAATAGACTTATTAGCTACTACATTATTTCCTACAGATAATACTTCATTTACTGCTGATATACCATTAGGTACTATTGGTAATCCTACAAGTATTGCAGATGGAAAATGGTTATTTACATATACTGTAACAGATGCTACAGATACATATACTAAAAATATCTATAAATACTTCTACTGTAATACTGAATGTTGTGTAACAAATATGTTAGCAGCATTAGATTTATCATGTGATTGTTGTAAAGATTCAACAGAATACAAAAATTATATTCTTGCGTGGACTCAATTACAATCTCTTAAAAAAGCAGCAGCTTGTGGAGATGAAGCTAATTTTACAGCTATTAAAAAAATAGTAGATAAATTATGCTTAAATAGTGGGTGTAAAACTTGCAAATAACAAATAAAAACCTTATATTAATATATAGAAAATATGTGTACAGATTGTAATGAAATAACAATACCTACAGGTCCAACTGGAGCTACAGGAGCTACAGGAGAAACTGGTCCTGCTGGTACCGATGGAACTAATGGAACTAATGGTACAAATGGTACTACAATATTAAGTACTTATAATAGTACTACTGGTGTAGGTACACCTTCAGGATTAACTGAAACAACATTATTTACATATAATATACCTGCTAATACATTAGCTATAAATGGTGATGAATTAGAATTATACGCATATTATGAATACTTTAATAATGATCCTGTTACATTAAGAATAAAATTAGGAGCAAAAATAGTTAGTTTTACAGTAGCAGATGCAGAAAATGATTATAGAATTTTAAAAATTAAAATCTCTAGAATTTCTTCTAATTCTCAGTTATGGACAATTGAAGAATCAATTAGACAAGCAGGAGAAGGAACTGTTGCAGGTTCTATTAGAGTAGATTCATCTACTGTAGATTTAACAACTATTTTAGCTTTTGAAATTACTGCTCAAAATACAGCAACTGGTGCTAATCAATTATTACTTAAAAAAGCGACACTTTATAAATATGCAATTTAATGATAATAGGTTTTTTAAATACTGTTAAATCTCCAGGAACAATTACTATTATTAGTGATGATAGTGGTAATGTAATCCCAGGAGATATTGTTTCTTATGAGAAATTAATAGGAACATTTAATATTGAAGATGTTGTAACTTTTGATATAGATTTTACACAAAGAACACCTATAGCAAGTAATGTTACATTATATACTGCTCCTCAGCAAAATATAACTAATTTAAATACTGTAAATAATCTAAATACAGTAAATAATTTAAATATAGTATTAACTAACTCTTTGTGTTGTATTTCAGAACAAGCTGTTAAGGTATCTAAACTATATTCTATAGGTGATAAGTGTGCTGATTCTGAATTACAGAAGTTAAAACTAATGAATGATTGGTTTGAAGCTTTAAGATGTTATAATGCTAATGAAAGTATTAATGCAGAATTTGCATTAACAATTACTTATAGTGCTTATACTGCATTATCAAATGTATTAAGAAATTATACAGTTAATGTTAATGGTGTTGAATCTACTTTACCTGGAGATGGTATTAAAACAAGATTTGAAATACTTTCAGAATTATTAGATATTGTATTACCTAATAATATTACTAATATAGTTATAGATCCTGATGGTAGAGATGAAAGATATGTTACAATATACGTTATAGGATTATGTGATACTGAAAATATTACACTATCAACATCATTAATATCTACAGGAGCATTATTAAGTACTATAAATTTTACTAAATATAAAAATGGATTATGTACAGTTTTAAATTGTTTAACAGAAGCTGATTTTAATATTTTACTAAGTAAACTAATGAAAGAATGTGATATTTGTGATTGCCAATTAACAACTTAAAATAAAATAAAATGAATTTACAATTCGGAAATCAAAGTAAAAGTTATTTAGACCAGTTACTTAAACAAAATCTTAATAGTTTTAAAGCTTTTAGTTATCAAAAACTAACAGTTACAGGTACTGCAGCAACTTTAACTGTTCCTGCAAATGCTAAATATGCAGAAATTAGATTAGAATCTACAATTACTGCAACTATTGCAGCAAGATATTTAATTACAGGTGGTGTTCCTACAGCAACTGATGGTATGGCTTTAAATAATTTAGATCTATTTGACATAAGTGATTATCAAAATCTAGTTAACTTTCAAGTAATACAAACTGGTGCAGGTACTCATACTTTACATATACAATACTATAAATAATAAAACATGATTTCAGCTATTAAAAATATAAAAAGAGTATTTTCTCAAAATGGAGGAAGTGGTGGAGCTGCTGTTAACTTAGTAGGCTCTCCATGTGAAATCCAATTAGCTGCAAGTGATGAATCTACTGCTTTAACAACAGGTACATCTAAGGTTAGCTTTAGAATGCCTTACGCTATGACCTTAACAGAAGTTAGAGCTTCTTTAGTTACTGCTCAAGCAAGTGGAACTATATTTACAGTAGATATTAATGAGGCAGGAGTTAGTGTTTTATCAACTTTATTAACAATAGATAATACTGAATTAACTAGTGTAACTGCTGCAACACCTCCTGTAATATCAGATAGTGGTTTAGCAGATGATGCTTTAATAACTATTGATATTGACCAAATAGGAGATGGTACTGCTAAAGGTTTAAAGATATTATTAAAAGGAACTAGGGCATGATAATAAATCCGTACATATATGGAGTTGCATCTACCTATGACCCAGATGCTCAACTATTTTTTAATGCTCAAACAGCAGCAGGAGTAACTCTTTCTACTACTGAAAAAAATGCTGTTAATCAATGGGTAGTAGATAGCAAAGCAGCAGGTATATGGGCTAAGTTTAAAGCTATTTATCCTTTTGTAGGAAGCACAGCAACATCTCAAAAGTTCAACCTTAAAAATCCTTTAGATACCAATGCAGCCTTTAGACTAAGTTTTGTAGGTGGTGGAACTCATAGTTCTAATGGCTACCAACCTAATGGTATAAATGCCTATGCAGATACTTTTTTAATACCAGCACCAAATTTATTGGTAAATAGTACCCACTTATCTTACTATTCAAGAACAACAAGTAATGGTCTTGAAGTAGAAATTGGATGTCGAGATTTATCAATGAATAGTTCTTTGCTTGAAATAAGAACTACTGGAGTAACTTATGGAGCATTAAATAGTTCTCCAACTTATATAAGTTTTACAGATTCTGATAGTAAAGGGATGTACACATTAAATAGAAGTGCATCAAATGTTGTTAAAATATTTAAAAATAATATAATAGGTGTTAGTGGAACAACAGTAAGTACATCAGCACCCACAACCTACCCAATAACTATTGGTGCATTTAATGGAGCAGGAACTACTCAATACTATTCCGCTAAACAATGTGCTTTTTCAACAATAGGAGATGGGCTTACTGATTTAGAATCTCAATTATTCTACCAAATAACTGAAAAATATCAAGTAGCTTTAGGTAGAAATATAAATGCTCTACAATCATTCTACTATAATAGTGCTTATAACAATGAAACTAATGCTTTCTTATTTAGTACACAAATAACAGATAACACTATTCAAACTGCTACAAACACTTTAGTGAGTGATTTAAAGACTGCTAATATCTTTACTAAGATGAAAGCTATCTACCCTATGGTTGGTGGAACTGCAACTACTTGTAAATTTAACTTAGTTAATGCACAAGATACTAATGCTGCTTATAGATTAGTGTTTAGCGGTGGTGGCACGTTTAGCGCAAACGGGTATCAGCCAAATGGAACTAATGCTTATGCAAATACTTTTTTAGCACCGTCTGCATTTTATTCAACAAACATGCACTTGTCTTACTATTCAAGAACATCTGCTATTGGAACTGTTTTAGAAATAGGCAACTCTCAAATAATATCGGGTGGAACAACTTATTCTACATTAGCAACAGCAAGAAATTCTATTTTTGGTTTTACAACAAATGGGTTAATTAGTTATTTAGCACAAGCTAATTCTTTAGGTTTTTTCTTAGGTCAAAAATTAACAAATTCATCTAGAAAAATTTTTAGAAATGGTATTGTAAATAATTTAACAGTAACAACTGATGCAAATAATTTACCAAATACAAATGCTTATATAGGTGCTATAAATGACAATGGAACTTCTGCATTTTATTCATCTAAAGAATGCGCCTTTGCATCAATAGGTGATGGATTAACAGATGCTGAGGCCTTAGCGTTTTACAATGCAGTTAATGCCTTCCAAGTAAGTTTAGCTAGAAATGTTTAACAAATAAAAATTATGAAACTAACAGATATAACAAGAGCAGAATACACTACTTATGTAGGACTTCTAACAGTGGAACAAAAAGATGAATTAGTAGGGCAGATGTATGCTCCAGATTGTTATTTTAATCCTATAATGGATAATGCAGATAATTGGGTTATCTCTATTGAGGAGATGGAATATAACATAAATCCTGTATATGCTTGGGTAAAAGATTTAGACTTAATATTGTATATACCTAAAGAAAATCCTTTTCCACCAATTAGTGAAAATTAATAAATATGGGACAGTCAGCAGTAAAGAATCCTAGAAAAATATTCAGTCAAGCTGGGGCAGACCCTGCATTAAATAATCGTGTAACAAATTTAGAAAATAATGAATATAAAATCCTTTACTTCCAGACCATCAGTTCAACAACAGGCACAATCACGAAACCCACAGGTGCGACAATACTTTTGGACCAATTTTATAGTGGTGGTGATGCTCTTGTTGAAACACTTAGTAATGGGCAACCAACTGGACAATCTCCGCTTACCATTGGTGGTGCAGTGGTATCGGTTACTAGTTTTGATACTAGTGGGAATTATGTCCTTAGTGGTACTCCTTCCGCTTATCCTGTAGCATTAGTCTACATATTTAAAATTAAAGCTATTGATTTACCTAATCTAAACATGACTAACATCATGCAAATGGATGCTAATGGGTATGTACCTTATGTAGGTGCAATTACAGATTTAGATTTAGGGGAATATGAATTAAAAGCAGGTCAAATAGAATTAGATCAAAGTCCAACAGGAACAGCAGGTGTTGCAGTTACTAGATGGAATGATACTATTGGTAGTACAGAAACTACTTTAAAAGGTGGTAGCGTTGTTATAAAAAATGGAGTTGATTTAATGGCTAGAGTAGTTAATAAAGTTACTCCAAACACTACATTAACTAAGGCGGCTTATCAAGTAGTTAAAGTAAGTGGCGCACAAGGTCAAAGATTAGCAATTGATTTTGCTCAAGGTAATAATGACTTAAATAGTGCGGACACAATCGGAGTAGTTACTGAAACTATTTTAACTAATCAAGAAGGCTTTATTTTAACAGTAGGTCAAATTGAAGAAATAAATACAACAGGTTCTTTACAAAGCGAAACTTGGGTAGATGGGGATGTATTATATTTAAGTCCTACAGTTGCAGGTGCTATGACTAATATTAAACCAACTGGATTAACTGGTCATATAGTTGTTTTAGGATATGTAGAATATGCACACGCTATTCATGGTAAAATCTATGTTAAGATAATGAATGGATGGGAATTAGATGAATTACATAACGTTTATATAAACCCAACTACATTAGCAAATAACGATGTACTGCAATACGAAAGTTCTACAAGTTTATGGAAAAATAAACAAATAGATAATATATTTACAGTTCAATTTGAAACAGGCCCATTAAGCCCAGCGGATGCGACAACTTATTATTTTGGTGACGTAAGAATAACTCCAAATCTAACTGCAACTAATTTTAATTACAACTTAGGTTCTGCTTATACAATAATTGGTGCTAGAATAAGTATTGGTAACAATACCAGTAGTGGCACAACTGAATTAGCAACTTTACAAATTAGAAATATAACACAAAGTACAACTTCTAGTTTAGGTACATTTAGAACAGATGCTACAAGTACTTCAATTAAAGGCACTACATTTACAGGTGCAAGTATATCCGTTGCTGCTAGTGATGATATTGTTGCTCAAATTGACTTTCCAACGTACGCTACTAATCCAACAACTATCTTAATTTTTTTAACTTTAATTTGTAAAAAATAATGAAAACTTACGAGATTAAATACGAACCAATTACTATTGATGGTAAAGTTATTGATAAATATAACATCTATTATTATATAGATAATGTTTTAGAAAATAAAGAATTTTATGGATATAATTTAGAATTACCGTTAATTAAAATAAGAGAAAATTATAATTTAAAATAAAAGAACTTAAAAAACTATGAATGCCTCAGAATTAATATTTGGAATAAAAGACGTAGTAGCAATTATCATAGGATTAGGTTCTATAGTTAGTTTTGTTTATGTTATAAAATCAAGTTCAGAAAAAGCTAACATTAAAATATCTGAAGTTAATGATGAATTAGATGAATTTAAAAAAGTTGTAACTGAGAAGTTTTTACATTCTAAAAATACAAAAAAAGCAACAGTAGAATATATCATGGATACAGTAGAAAAAAAAGAGAATTTAATTTACAGTAAAATAACTGAAATAAAAAGTGAACAAGAAGTAGCTCACAATAAGTTATGGAACAAGTTAGACACTGTAGAGAAGATGCAGCAAAACATTAGTAATAATTTAGCTGAACTAACAGGTTATTTAAAAGCTAAAAATATTTAGTTATGAAAAAATACAAAGTTGAAGAATTACAATTACAATTTAACAAGTTAGGTTATAAGTGGTTGCCATTTCAGATAGTTGGTATTAGATCAAAAACAGATAGTCCAAATAAGTTTGATGACTTAATAGGACTTATTGAAAAAAATAATATCACTTGGTTTACAGGTACAACTAATCCTGGAGTACATTGGTTAAAGAATTTACTAAATCCAAAAGGTGCAGCATTACTTAAACCTAATCAGTATTTAGATACTTGGAAATTAGATTTACATCAAGGTAAATACTTAGCTCTTTGTCAAAGAAAACCTGTAACTGTTTACAGAGATTCTAATAAGAATAATTTTGCTGAAGAAACAGCAATAGTTGATACAGGATTATTTGGTATTAATATACATAGAGCAAATCCATCTGTAATATCTAGTATAATAGATAAATATTCGGCGGGCTGTCAAGTATTAAATGATCCTACTGATTTTAACTTCTTAATAAAAAGATGTAAAGAATCAGGATTAAAAGATTTTAGTTATGTTTTACTTAAAGAATTTTAATATGACAAAGAAAAGAATAGCAGACTATGGAGCAACAGTACTAAGTTTAATAGTAGCAATAGCTTCTGCATGGATGACAATAGATTGGACAACTTTTGATATTAAAAAAGAATGGCCTAAATTAGTACTTTCTGCAGTTATTGCTGCAGGTGGTTATGTGTCAACTTTTAAATTAAAGAATAAAGCATAATTAAATATGTGGTCTAAAATAAAAGATAATTGGAATTTAATAGCTACAGTTTTAATAATCTGTGTAATATTTTTATGGGGTAAAAGTTGTGGAACTAAAGAGTTTAAACCTGAAGAACCTACTGTTATTACTATAACTAATTACAGAGATACTATATTTCCTAAAGATACTATTTATGAAAGTAAGTGGTATCCTAGTAAACCTAAACATGATACAGTATGGGTACCTTTAGATTCAGTAGATTGTAATAAAGTATTAGTATATAATGATACTATTAAAAAAGTTGAATATGAAGCATATACTCAAACTACTATTCAAGGTGTGTTAAGAGATATAAAGTTAGGTATTAAACTTAAAGTTCCTTTAATGATTAAAGATTGTACAGTAGTTAAAAAAGATAGTTTGATCTATAGACCATATAAATATGAAATACATGGTGGATTAATTGTAGGACTTACAATGTTAGCACCTACAATTGATTTAAGTATAGACAGATGTACTTATAGTATTGGATATAATCCATTTAATAGACAACCTATAATTGGATTTAAATATAGAATGTTTGGTTGGACACCTAAAAAGAAAAAATAATTATGTTAAGTTTACGGAAAATTGTTGCAGATATTAGAAATATTGCTGATTCAGGTGAGAATAACTACTCATTTAGAATTAGTGATGAACAATTTGCTTTTTGGATAAGTGAAATAAGATCAATGCTTATTTCTCAAGCTGTTAGTAAACGTCAAGATATTTCAGATATTTGGGTACAGTCAATACCTTGTCTAGAATTAGAATTAGTTGATAATTCTGATTGTTGTATTATTACAACAGATTGTTATATTCTTAGAACTAAAGTAAGATTACCATCTACTATTGAAACTAGTAGTGATAATTTTATATTAAGAGTTACTACTCCAACAGGAGATATTATATCTAAATCAAATCCTTTTGAAGTTAAATATAATAAGTATAATAAATATACTTCTAAAAAAGCTAATTGGTATCTTCAAGATGGATATTTATATATTACTTCAGAATTACTTTTGGAATATGTAAATATATTTGCTATCTTTGAAAATCCGGAAGAACTAGTTGAATATTCTACTTGTGGAGGTTCAGCATGTTTTAACTGGGATAGTAATTATCCATGTTCATTGAAGATGGCTAATGATATAACAAATATTATTATGCAAACTAAAGTAATGCCTTTCTTACAAATGCCACATGATACTAGTAATGATGCATTATCTCAAAATCAATTAGGTAAAAAATGATAGAATTTAAAGCAACTAAAAGAACTAAAGGAAAATTTACTAAAGATTTATCAACTAAAGATTTTTACAAAGATTATTGTAGAGCATCTTTTAACAACAAAAGAATACCTGTTGACTATGCTGTATATTATAAAGTTGTAAGAGCATTTAATAAATCTTTACAAAGTAAAATAGTTAGTGAAGCTGGATCTTTTAAGATGCCATATAATTTAGGTTATCTAGGAATTATTAAATATGATGTCAACTTTGACATAGATAAAATAAAAAACTGGAAAGTTAATTATGGTGAATCTAAAAAACAAGGTATGTTAATTTACTATGATCAACCATTTAGATATAAATGGAAATGGGATAAAACTAAATTAAAACTTACAGGTAAAAAATATTATAAATTTTCTCCATGTAGAGAAGCATCTAGAGCTATCCCTGAACATATTAGGAATACTCCAGGTTTTGATTATTATGAAACTTTAACTAGAAAACAATGATAGTAAATTTTAAATCATCTAAAGCATTAATTGCTGGGTTATATAGAGATCTTGGAAACAATACTGAGATTAATGAAAGTGATATAATTGAATGGTTGGCGGAAGCTCTATCTATGATAGGTTCTTATGCTCAAAATAAAGAAGTATCTACAGTTCTTACTGTTGCAAATCATACTGTAACATTACCTTGTGATTTTATATATCCTAAAGATATTACCCATAATGGTAAAGCATTATCTTGGTCAACTAAATCTGCAGCTAATAATTATAAGTGTGATACTTGTAACGCAATACCAACATGCTGTACAGATTATAATTTTTATATCTCTGATGGATGTTTAAACACATCATTAGAGTCTGGAGATTTGTGTATAGTATATCAAGCAATACCTGTAGATGAAGATGGTTTTCCATTAGTTCCAGATAATGTATATTTTGATAAAGCTTTAAAAGCTTATGTAACTTACATGTTAGATAAAATACAATTTAGAAGAGGATTAGTTCCTGAAGTTGTCTTTAGAATGTCAGAAAAAGATTGGTATTTTTATGTTAACTCTGCTAGAGGTTCAGCATATATGCCTGATGCTGCTCAAATGGATAGATTACAAAAAGTTTGGGTAAGATTAATTCCTAAACCACATGAGTTTTCTAATAACTTTAGAAATCTTGAAAATCATGAAAGAAGAAATTTAAGATAATATGGAAAGTATAAATTCATTTTCGTCAGGGATGAACTCTGATCAGTCTAAAACTATTTTAAATAAGGAAACTTATTTACAAGCATTGAATTTTCGTGGATTAAGTGAGCTAGGATCTTCTAATGGTTCATTAGTTAATATTAAAGGTAATGAATGTAAACTTACATTCCCTGATTTACAACCTGTTTTTAAAATAGAAGTAATTCAAGCAGAATCTGATACGGCTAACCCTACAGATATTACTATTAATGGTGTTACAGATAGTATAGATATTTTAAATACTACTACAGGATTTGATTTATTTACATTCATAACTAGCAAATTTTCAAACTGTTATCAATATACAGGTACTACAGTAGCTACTAAAACATTTGCTGTAGCTTATGAAGATAATTACATTGTAATTTATAATCAACCAGTATATCAAAATTGTACAACAGTAGCTTCTATTGCTCCAACAATAGTATTAACACCAGATGAAGATGATGGTACTAGAGCATTATTATATTTTATTAATCAAAATGCAGCTAATAGTTTAACTCAAAATACAGCTAAGCCATATGTGGCAGGTTGTCCAAGTTCTTTAGTTAAACCTATTGGTTCTACATTTATATTAAATGATATTTATATATTAACAGCTACTGATAATCCAACTTATGGACCAGCAGGTGCTCCAAATGAAATACCATCTAATGATGAATTACAATTTGGTGGAGCTATATGGAAATTAAATATTGATGATATATCTAAACAACATACATTAACTTTAGTATATTCTAATAACTTAGATTTTACTAAATATCATCCAATTCCACCATCTGCTATTACAGGTAGATATGAGAGTATTGATATTAAACGTATATACTGGTCTGACAACTATAATAAGATTAGAACTATAAATACAGAAGCTCCTCAATTAATGGCTTTAAATCCAACAATATTGAGTATAATGCCTCTTGTAGAATACACTCAAGGAATATTAAATTCTATAGGAATAGGTTCTTTACCTGCTGGATGCTATCAGTTAGCTTATAGATTATCTAAAGTACTAGGTTCTGTAACTAATTTTTCTGAATTAAGTAATCCAGTATACCTTACAACTAGTCCTGAATCTAATGCTTTTCATTTATATGAAGGTGGACTTGGTGCTACAGGTAAAAACATTACTTGGAAATTAGATAATTTAGATTTAAATTTTGATCAAATTGAATCTATTATAATATATAGAAGTTCAGATTCTTCAATACCTACAATAACATCTTTAGGTGTTCAAACAATATCTAGTACAATGAATATTGTTTACAGTGATCCTAATGCTACAACTAATAGTGAAATTACACTAGATGAATTTTTATTATTTAATGGTACATTTACACATGCTAAAACTTGTGATACAAAAGATAATAGATTGTTTTGGGGTAATGTTAGAGCTCCAAGAAAAGATTTAGAGCTTTATGATGCTAGAGCTTTTAGAGCTAATGATGCAGGTGAAATAAGATTAGTTAATAATGCAGATGGTGGAGCACCATATACTTTTTCTCAAGCTAAAGCATTAGCACAAACTGAAGATACTATTAACGAATATTATAATTCTAATACCGGAGATTATTCAACAAATGCTTGTTATTTAAAACCAACTGATTTAACAAAATTAGGAGGAGAAGGTGCAAATATTTCATATGAATTTGGTACATATATATTATCAACAGATGATCAAGCAGGTCCACAAGGAGAAGATAATTGGGATTTATATATTAATCATGTAGGTTCTCCATATAGAGGTTCTATTACAGAATCATCTCCTATTACTAATAGTAATTTAGTTTATAGTTATCCTCAAAATGGAAAATTTGCCGCTTTAAAACAACCTGAAAGAACTTCAATCTTAAAAGGATTTCAACATGAAGAAATTTATAGATTTGGTATTCAGTTTTTTGATAAAGAAGGTAATCCTTATTTTACTAAATGGATAGGTGATATTAAAATGCCTAGTTATGGGGATAAAAATGATAATCCAGGTGGTTCAGTAAATGATTTTAGATTATCATATCAAGGAGCGTTTAATGATATTATATCACAAGCATTGTATATTAAATTTACAGTTGATATTTCTTTCATTCAAGATTTAATAGGAGGTTATCAAATAGTTAGAGTTAAAAGAGAAGGTACTAATAAAACTATTTGGGGAGTAGGATTAATTAACCCTATGATTTCTTATGATGGAACTGACGGAGGAGGCACTGCTTCTTTACCTGCAGGATTTGAAAGTGAGTTTACTAACTTTACAATGCCTCCTGTATTTGGACCTGTTCCTTTTCCTAGAAGATATTATAAACCATATCCTTCACAAGATTCTGTTGAAACATTAAATATTTCTTATGATAATTCTTCTAATCCTAATTTTGCAAGATTTAAAACATTTGATTGTTGGGATTTTGATTTAGGTAATAGACCATCATTTGCAAATACTGATAAATTATTTATTAGAAGTAGATTAGAGTCTGTAAATTACAGAAATTCAGCAGGTGGTTATAGACAATGGTTTGATAAAGATTATGGGACAACAGCAGGACAAGAAGTTCCAACAGATGCAGCAAGTATAGATAATGGTACAACTCCACCTTTTTTTTCATCTTTAGGTTCAAATAATGATAATTCACATCAACCATTTTTTATATTTAAATTAGTTGATAATTTTTTACATACTGATTATACTCAATTTGTAACAAGTGGTACAAATAAATTTAATTATAATTTAGTACATGCTGAATATATTCCAGGTAATGATTCTATTACATGGTCAGGTTATTCAATTAATAATAAAGGATTAGATAATCCAATTGCTCCAGCTACTACAACAGGCAGCCCAGCAGGAGGTAAACAAACTTTATTTTTAGTAGTATCAAATAATCTTCCCAATACTAAAGCTTCTTTATTTACAAGTGACAATGATGCTGCATTTAATTATAACTGTACAGATACTTCAAATCCATTTTATAAATTATTAGCATTATATTATAAACCAAATTCATCATTATATGGTGGAGCAACTTATGTAGCTAGAACTAATAATGAATATATTCCTTGTGGAGAATATGTACCAACAATGCAAAATGGTTCATTTACAATACCTTCGGGTATTAAAACATTAATGACTTTTGGTGGTGATGTTTTTACTGTAACTTATGATTTTCAAAAAACATTTAAACCTTTATCAGGTGGTGCTACATATTTTAGATTTGATTACAATAGTTCAGGTACAGTTTTAAATTTGTTATCTGCTGAAGCAAGATTTAGTACATCTTTTTTTGTGCCTTGTACAAGTATATCAAATCAAGAATTAAGATTGGGAAATCATCCTAATAAAAGTATTACTGCAGAAGCAGGTTATGAAGAAGATGATTATTCATATAATACATATAATAATGCTGAAAATGATGTTAAAACATATTTTCCCAAACCATTAAACTTTCAAACATCTGAAGAATGGATTAATAGAATATATTGGTCAGAAGTTAAGTTTAATAATGAAATACAAGATTCATGGTCAGTATATCTTACAGATAGTTTTTATGATGTAGAAGGTAACTATGGTGGTATTAATGCATTAGTATCTCTTAAAGAAAATATGTATTACTTACAAGAACGTGGTGTTGGTTCACTAATGATTAATCCTGTATCATTAATTAATGATCAAATGGGACAACCTATTAAATTAGGTGGTAGTGCTTCTAATAGTCCTGTAATACAAAAACATTATTATAAATCTATTGATACTGGTACTTTTCATCAGTGGTCAGTATATAGATCTCAATCTACAATAACATTTGTTGATGCTAGACATAAAAAGATTTATTTATTTAATGGTGAATCTGTAAGTCCTATTTCTGATATTAAAGGACAAAGAAATTTTGTTATTAAAAGATTACATAATGAATTATTAAAATTTGATAACCCTGTAATTAATAAAGGTGTATTAACTACTTATGATTATTATCATAATGAATTTTTATATACTTTTAACAATGACTTAGAAGGAGATACTATTAATAATGAAAATCTTACATTAGCTTATTCTGAAGTATTAAATGCATTTACAGGAATGTATTCATTTACACCTAACTTATACATCAATAGTAATAAGTATTTAATTAGTACAAAAAATTCTAATGTAGGTCCATATTATCCTAGTAACAAATTATGGTTTCATAATTATGGTGCTTATGGATCATTCTATAATACAGTATATCCTAGTACATTAAAATTATTAATTAATGATAATCCTTTATATACTAAAGTATTTGATAACATGACTATTGAATCAGAAGCTATAGATGATAATGTTGAATGGAATGATGATTTAAATATCTATCCAGGTTCACCAACTAATCCTTCATATCCAGATGATGTAAATATTAAAGACTCTACTTTTCAAGAAGTTAGATGTTACAATCAATATCAAAATACTGATTGGACTACATTAACTATTGCTCCACCTAATAATAACATTAGAAAAGTTGAACAAGGATTTAACTTACAATTACCTAGAAATAAGTTTGATTATGATACTTATAATCCATCTACTTATTCAATCTTTGATCCTAGTAAATTAACTAAAACTACCTTTGGAGAAAGGCTTAGAGATAAGTGGTTAATTGCAGACTTTAAATATGACAATCTATTAGGTCTAAGATTTATAATTCACAATATTAAAACACTACTTAGAATATCTGATAGATAACTAAAATAATTATACTTAACACATATAACAGCCCTGGTTATTACTTAACTGTAAATACTAGGGTTTTTATTTGCATATTACAAAAAAATAAACTATATTATATAGTACACATATAACCAAATTTGTTATCATGAAAAAATCAAATAAGAAAATTCCTAAAACACATTTACCTAAATATTTTTATGGTGATGAAGTTCCTATGAATCAACAATCTTCATATAATCCTAATGTAAATCCTATGTATAGAACTAATGATTCTGGTATGGGACCTAATGGACAAGCAGATGCTTATCAAGCACCTAGTGCTACTGATCAAGGTGGAGGTACTCAAAATATTTATAATCAAAAAAGATCTTTTGGTAAAAATATAGGACAGTATGCAGGTTATGCTGCGGCTGCAGGACAAACTGCTAGTAATTTAGCAGCTATTAATAATCAAAACTATAATGGTGATACTAAAGCTGCTTATCAATCACAAGCTATAGGTAGTGGTATTACTCAAGGTATGGGTAGTCTTAGTCCTTATATTGCTATGGGTACAGGTATTAGAAAATCTGCTACAGGGATGATTGGTGATAAACAGGGAGCTAATAGAACATTATCTAATTGGGCGGCAGCACCTCATGAAGCAGCTAGTTCAGATATTGCTGCAGCTAATAATTCACAAAATACTCAATCTCAAAAGATTGGAGGATATATGTCAGCTATTGGTGATATTACAGGTATGAGTAAGATGCGTCAAATGTTTTCTTATGGTACAGGTAATGATGAAAAGACTACAGGATTTTGGGGTAAGTATAATGATTTATCAGGTATTAGTGCTAGAAATAACCAGAAAAATTCTTTAGAACAAGAAAATTTAGCAGCTCAGAAAGCTCAAGAAGATGCTTATGCTCAACAACAAACTGATTATCAAAATCAACAACAATCAATGATGGATGCTGCTTTTGCTAGAGGATACGCAAATCAAAATCAAACAGGAGGAGGTGCATATGTTCAATATGCTAAATATGGTGGACAAATGAAATATGCCATGGGTGGTATGAACATACAACCTAATGCTGAAGTTGAGGGTAATGAAATGATTACTTCAAATACACCACCACAAGTATTTGCTAATGGTGGAGTTGAATTAGCTTCCAATAATCCATATGGTACACCTACTTATAAAACTAATGGTGCTAGTCATGAAAATGGTGGAATACCTATGAATATGGCTCCAGGTTCTATTGTTAATGGTAAAACTAAAAATCCTTTAACAGGAAATAAGTTTACCAAAGATGTTGATATTATTGCTAAAATGGAAAATAAATATACTAAAAAAGCAGAAAGCGGTGATAAATTTTCTAATACAAATGCTAAACTTATATTACCTATTTTAGCACAAAAGAAAGATTATTTAAATAATTTACAAAATGCTATTATTGCTAATCAAAAACAAGCTAAAGCATTAAGTAGAGGGGAGTTACCTCAAGTTCCTATGGATAATCAACAAATGCAATCTCAAGGTATGCCTGGACAACCTCAAAATGCAGTAGCAATTGGTAAACATGGTGGTATGATGAATAAGATGGCAATGGGTGGAGTACAACTACCTTTTTATAATACTGATAATGCAGGTAATCCAATGTATGCAATGGGTGGTGGTTATCCAGCAATGACTAATCCTTATAATAACTTCAGAGGTAGTATACCTATGTATCCTGATGGTGGTATAAATGCACAAGGATTAACTAAACCTGAATATGAACAAGCACAAAGAGATAGTAGTGTAATTTATAAATCTGGACTTGCTAAAATTCCTAATTATCAATTTCCAGGTTTTACAGAATCTTCAATGAGAGAAGGTCTTCGTACTAATCCTAGATCACCAGCGATAAAAACAGCTACAGGACAACCATATGGTAGTGATGCTGGTGTTAATATGATGGACAGTGAAGCTTCTGATTTTAGTAATTTTAAAACTACAAGAGTTCCTTGGCAAGAATATATTCCCGGTACTGAAAAAAGTGGTGTTGCTATTGAAAATAAACCACTTGAAAAACCTGTTAGTTCTCCAAATTGGGGATCTACTACTATTTTAAAAGATGGTAGACATTTAAGAGCTTATCCAGATGGACATACTGAAATAGTAGGAAATCCAAGAAAAGTAGTAAATGTAGGTAATCTTGAAAAGAAAAAATACGGTGGTCAAATGTTACCTAAGTTTTTAGTAGGTGGAAGATATATTGATGGAGTTTGGGTAGAAGATAATCAACCTACTGCAGGATTTCAAACTGATGCTTGGCAACAATCAAGTGGTCCTGTTAATAATATAGGAGAAAATTCTAATGTAAATAATTTAATTACTAATAAAGATTTTAATAAGTTTAAAAATGCAAATGCTGAAATAACAAATGATCAAATTATAAATCAAAATAATAAAGATCGAATGATTGGTAACACTAATGCAAGAATGCATCAAGCCAATAGATTATCAGGAGAATCTCAATATTTACCAGATAATAACAATGTTAGAAATAATCCTAATTTAAAACAAACTCAAAGAGAAACTGATCCTAATTCTAAAAACTTTGATTGGGGTAGCTTAGCGTTAAATGCTGGTAACTTTGCAGGACAAAACATGGGTAATATTTATGATTTAAGTAGAAAGAATGCTCCTTTACAAAAGTATGATAGAGCTACTGGAAAATTTTTAGATCCTACAAAAGCAATTGCTGGTGAAAATTATATATACAGACAAACTAAAAATACATTACCTGGTCTTACTGGCGGAAATGCAGGAGCAACTATGGCTTTATTATTTGCTAATAAAGCAAATACTGCTACTAGAATTGGTAGACTTCGTGAAACATATGATAATGCTAATGCACAAATTGGTAATCAATTAAGTCAGTATAATACTGAGATTGCTTATCGTGAAGCAGAAGCTAGAGCTAAAGATGCTGCAATGAAAGAAAATATTAGAAGTCAAGCTATTCATGGTATTGGTTCAAGTTTTGGTAAAGCTACTAAATCAGGTAAACAAGATGAAATGGATGAAAAAACTTTAGCCATGTATAAAGAATATTATAATAATCCTCAATTTAGAGCTGCATTAAAAAAAGCAGGTTATGATGTTTAAATTTTGTTTCTAACTAATTAATTAATACCTTTACAAAATGCCAATAAATAGATTTTCTACCGTAGGTCAAAGTGAATATACTCCACAACATGTACCATTACCTTTTGAGGCAATAGGTGCATTAGGTGAAAGAACTCAAAAAGCACATGATGCTGCTATTGATGATACTTATAAATTAAAAGATTTAATGACTAAAGTACCAGCAATTTATGATCCTAATTTAGGTTTATCTAATATTCAAAAGAAAAAAGAATTAGATGCTCAATTTGCACCTAAGATTGATGAACTTACTAATAAGATAATGGCAGGAGATTCTAATGCTCCTAGAGAATTAGAACAACTTAAAAGAGATTTTGCTAATAATCCTATTAGACAAGAACTTGAAAATTCATATGTAGACTATCAAGCATATAAAAAAGATATGATGGATAAAAAAGATGCATATGCTGTTTATAAAGATCCATATAGAAATAAAGCGTTAATTAATGAAGCTGGTGAACTTCAACCATTTAGATATTCTGGTATGGGTGAAAAACAAGATCATGCAACTGAAGCTAGAGCTCAAATGTCAGATATTGCTAAATGGGGATATGATTCTAAAAATTCATATTTAGATCCTAAAGATGGTAATATTTATACTAAAGGTTCTAGTGGTAAATATATTAAAGATGAAAGAGTTAGACAATTAGCAAATACCAAAGCTGATAAATTTATTCAAACTCAAAAAGGTCAAGATTATTTACAATTATTACATTATCAAAATCCCAATGCTACACCTCAAGAATTAATGCAAGGAGTATCTGATTATTTATATGCTGCTGGTGCTAATCAAGTATTTCAAGATGTTGGTGGAATGACTGATGTTCAAGCAACAAGTATGTCTGGAGATATTAGAAAAGAAAAACAAGAATTTGCTGGACCAATGCCTACATATCAAAATCCATTAGCAACTACTGGAACAACACTTACTCCTAAATCAGGATTAGGTTGGTTAGGTATTAATACAAATTCTATTAATGATGATGGAACAGTTAATCATAGAACAAATATTGATTCTAAATATATTGTAACAAAAATTGATGGTACAACTTCTACATATTATACAAGTCAAGAAGCTCATAAAGCTGCTGGAAATACAGGTATTATAACTCAACAAAAAACAGATAAAGGTGAACAACAGCAAAACTTAACTAAATTTTACAATGATTTATTAACTACAGCTAGAGGTTTAGGTTTAGAAATACCTAAAAAATCTAATGATAAATCTAGAACAGATTATGATGAATTACAAAAACAATTATCAAAATATGGTCAAAATATGCAACAACAAGGTAATACTTCTGCAGGATTACAATCAAGATTTGGTAATAATTTATCTAATGAATTATTAGGAACTGTTACTGCAAAAGATGATGGTACTACAGTATTTAAAAAATCTCCATTATTAGGAGGTGCTAAAATTGTAGATCAATCTACAGGAGAAGTTATTTCAGAAAATAAAGAAGAAGTAGCAAAAGATGGAGCTATTAGAGGTATTAATTATTTTGCTCCTGAAGCAGGTACTTATAGAATGGATTCTAAAAACAAAGCTTACAATTATAATCCTGGAGATAATAATTTAAACGCTATGACTAAAAATACACATAGTTTAACACAAGATATTGTTAAAGCTAGACAAGGTAAACAAAATAGTAAAACAATTATTGATAGTGATAATAATACTGTTGGAGATTATGCTAACAATATTGTAAATAGTTTAAAAGAAAACTTTAAAACAATACCTGCAAATAACCCACAAGGATTAATATTAGCTAATCATTTAAGTGAAAATCTTGCTAAATTAAATGGATATGAACCAGTTAGTGTTAAAACTAGTGATATTTTAATACAAGAAGGTTCTCGTAGAGGATCTCCAAAATATAATTATGTAGCTTATGAACATAAAGGATTTGGTACTACTAATGAAGCTGATGATAAAATATTAAGAGTGGATGCTGAAAGTGGACAAACAGAAATTATGACATTAGGTGATATTCATGCTAGTGAAAGAGATTATTTACAACAAAATTATGCAGGTGCATTTGAACCAACTAAATAATAAATTATGCCAGAAAATCCTATAATTACACCAATTACATTTGATCCAGATAAACAAATAAAATCTTTAACAGGTGGTCAAGCTACACAATTAGGAATTGAAAGTGGAGAAGCTTTTGGTTTAAGTGCACCATCATTTGGAACATCTCAATATGATAAACCTCAAGAAACATCTTGGAGTGAAGTAAAATCAGGAGATTTTAAATATCTTCGTGGAGAAAGACAAACTAAGTTAGATAAACTAGGTAATGGTTTAATTAACATGGCAGGTAAAACTCTTACTACTGCTGCAGAAGGTATTGTTAATCCATTTTATGGAACTATTGCAGCATTAACTAATACTAATGAAAAAGGTGAGTGGGATCCAAGTGCTAATGCTTATTATAATAATGCTTTAACTCAAAGTTTAGATAATGTAGGTAAAGGATTTGAAGAATTTGCACCTACCTATGAAACTAAAAAAGAAGCCACGGCTACAGGATTAGGTAAATTATGGTCATTTAATACTATATCAAGAGATATATTAGGTGGTGCTGGTACTACTATTGGTGCTGCATTAACAGGTGCTGCATGGTCTAAAGGAATGTCTTTAGTTGGTAAAGCATTAGGTGCTGCAGGATCTTCTCAAGAAGCTGCTACAATAATTGCTGAAGCTGCTGAGTCAGGTATTGCTGCATCTGCAGATAAATTAAAATATGTTGCTAATGAATCTTTAAAGAAAACTATTAAAGATGGTGCTAGACAAGGAACTATTGCTATAACTTCTGCATCAGGTGAAGCAGGAGCAGAAGCTCGTGAAGCTGAAAAGAATGTATATTATAAATTAACTCATGATGACTTTGGTAATGAAAAAAGAATGTCTGAAGGTGAGTTAGAATATGCTAAGATGATGTCTAAACAAGCAGGTGATGCAGCTTTTGCAATGAACTTACCTGTAATTATGGCTGATAACTGGATTACTTTTGGTAAAGCTTTATTTGGAAATAAGACAAATGACTTTGCTAAAAAAATTATTAAAGAAGGTTCTGTATTAGATGAAGCTACTGGAGCTTATAAAGCTATTGAAAAAGGTAAATATGCTAACTTAGGATATAGAGCAGGTAAAATAGGTGGTACTATGGCTTCTGAGGGAACTCAAGAGCAACTACAATTTGGTATTGGTAAAACTGTTGAAGATTATTATAAAAATAAATATTACAATCCTAATGCTGCAGACTTTGCAGATTCAATGACTAAAGGTTTAGCTGAAGCTTATGGAACTCAAGAAGGATGGCATTCAGGCATCATAGGAGCATTGTCAGCAGGTATTGCAGGGCCAGGTATAGTATTAGCTAGTAAAGGAGGTAAAGCTTTTAAAGATGAATATATTACTAATCCTGAAGATGCTATTATTGCTAAAGGAGTTGAATCTTTAAATCAATATAGTGCAGAAGTTATTAGAAAAAAGTTTGTAGATAATTTTGTAAGATCTGCAAATATTACTGAAAATAAAGATGAAGCATTAGCTAATAATGATGATTTTAATTATCATAATGCAAATGAAGATATGATATTTTCATATGTTTATAATAGAATGCAAAATGGTAAGTTAGAAGATCTTAAACAAGAATTAAATGCTTTTAAAGATTTAACTGTAGAAGAATTAAAAAATCAATATGGTATAGAAATTAATGTTAATAATAAAAGTAAGTTTGATGAATTAACTTCAACAAATGCTGTTAAAAAGTTTGTTGAATCTAGAATGGAAAAAGTTGCAGCTATTGAAGATACTTACAATTCTGTAACTAAATTATTTCCTAATGCTAATCCTGATGTAAAAGAGTTACTTATGTATTCTGCTCAAGGTATGGAAAATACTAAAGAGAGAAGAAAATCATTAGGTGTTGAAATTAGTGAAACTGTAGGACAACCTGTATTACAAGAATTAATTACAAGAGCAGTACCTGAACAAGAAGTATTGTCTACATTTATAACAGCTACTCCAGAAAACTTTGGTACAAGATACGCAAGTTTAAGTTTAGAAAATCAAGAAAACTTTAAAGCTTTTTTAAAAGCTACTAAAAATGTTAATGAGTTAAAAAAAGATGAAGTAATTAAAAAACTTGATGATTTAAGTTCTTTAACAAATAGAGAAAAAGATTTTGTTGCTGCTTATAATGCATTAAAAACTCCTCAATTACAAGATCAATTTTTACAACAATCTCAAACTCTTTGGGATAAATATGCTAATATAGAAAAACAAAAGAATAAGCAAGATGTAGCTGAAGAACAAGCTGCAAATCAACCTCCTGTTCAACCTCCGGCTAATCCATTAGATCCTAATGATCCAAATAATGCTAATCCACCAGCACCAGGACAACAACCTGTTTCTGCACCTGCTGCAAAAGTTGATCCAAGTAATCCTTTAGCTCAATGGTATACTGCTAATAAAATAGATTATAGTATTTCTGAAAAAGATTTAACAGATGCATTAAATAGAGATGTTGCTAATAAAACAATTAGTGAAGAAGAAGCAGGAAATATATTTGCTGATTGGAGTGATAATCAAAATAAACAACCTGCACCTATACAAGGTATTACTCCTGAAAGTATAGAAAGAGAAAAACAAAAAGAACTTGAATTTTGGAAAGATAATCTTGATGATGCTTGGAAAGCTGGAAGTAAAGAAACTATAAGAGAACACATAGAAAAAAAATATAATGATCTTTTAGCTTCTATTGGTAAACAACCTGCACCTGAACAAAATACTAAAGATCCTAAAAGACCTCAGTCATTTTTAATGACTCAAACTAAAGATAGAGATACTGCATTGCAATCTAATGGTGCTGTTATAGGTAACTTTAGAGGAACTAAAGAAGATGGTACACCTAAATATGGAATACCAGTTAATGGTCAACCTGTAGTATTATCTACATTTGCTGAAGTACAAGGTAAATTAAAAGAATTAATTGATTCTAAAGAAAATTTAAATGATCATATTAATTTTGAAATTACAGATTCAGGATTTGTATTAATACTTATAGATGATATGCCAGTATCTGTTATAGATAATGGTAAAAACTTTAAAGGTACTGAAGAACAAAAGAAAGATTTTTTTGAAGTAAATTATTTATTTTATAAAAATACTGTAGCTAGAACTATTGAAGAACTAAATGCTAATAAAGCATTAATTAACTTTACAGCTACTTCATTATTAAACTTTACAACTAATAATGAAGATACTCAAACTACATTAGAAACTTTACAACAAGAAAATCCTCAAATACCTTTTGTATTAAAAATAGGTCCTAATATGTTAGACCCTTTAAATACTGATACAGATATTTATTATAATGAAGAAACAAAAGGTCAATCTGTTAGTAGCAATGAATCTATTGCTAATATTCAAGATGGACTACATTTAGAAATAACTGAAAACTCATATCCTCAATTACCTATTAAAGTTAGAATTGCACCTCATGCTAATCTTCAAGAAGAATTAGATAAAGTTAATGCTGCTACAACTCCAGAAGAAAAGATTGCTGCAGTTAAAGCATTTAATAATGAAGTATTTATTGCATTAAAACCTGTTAAAGGAGTTAATAGAAAAATATCATTATTCTATGATACTAAATCTGATATTTTTGCTTTACAAGTTGAAGAAAAAACATCTGGTTCTAAATGGGGTGGTGAAACTACTAAAAAGACTGCTGAAATTGTATTACCTAATGTTTCTACTGAATCTATTTTACAAGGATTAAATGCTAGACAAGTTAATGGTAAAGATGCTAGAGCATTAGTTGAAGCAGATATTAAATACAACAATTATATTGATGAAGATAATCAAGTTATCCCATCTAGACTTTCTACACCTATTGGACAAGAAGGTTTATTTAAATATGATTTACAAGCACAAATTGCTGATGATGTTAAACCTGCAAGTTCAACTGTAGTTACTACTACACCTGCTCAACAAACACCTGCTCAAACTACAACAACTACAACTCTTACAAATGAAGAACAAATTGCTAAATATAGAGCAGATGAACAAGCAGAACTTCTTAAAGCAATACCTAATATAGCTGATTATTCAGATACTTATGGTGAAAATCAAGGCAATATGCCTGATAATTTATATGCTATATACAAACCTATTTATGATAAATATAATAAATTAATTACTGATGTATCAGAAAGTAAACCTACTACAGATGCTAAAGCTGATATAGAAAGAAGAAGACAAGAGGAATTAGAAGCTTTACCATTTGATGAAGAAGCTAAACAAAGACTAGAATTTGCAAAAACAAAAGGGCAAGAAAGATATTTAAGAGAATTAAAATTACAAGCATCTAAAATAGCAGGAAGAGTAGATACCTCAACAGGTAAAAGCATACTTATTCCTAGTGGTAGTGATATAATAGAAAAACATAATGCTGAAGATGTATTAAATAATTCAAATTCTGATATTGAAAGTAGAATTATGGCTATTCAAAAATTAGCTGAAATAAGTAAACCATATAATGAAGGAAGAAAATCTGATATTTTAAAAAGCATTGTTAAAATAAAATCAGGAGAGATCTTAGGTGTTGAAGATCTTGAAATTAAAAAAATATATGATGCAGAACTAGCTGCTTTAAAAACTAAACCTGTTACAACGTCTACTGCTAATACAGAATTAGAAGCAGATTTTGCTACAATGAATAATAGTACTGCATTTGTAGGTAAAGTTAAAGAAGATTTAATTAATAAATGGAATCAAATATTAGGTACTAATTTTCCAACTAAACCTAAGTCTGCACAATTAAGTTTATTTAAATCTGCTGTTGAATCTTATCTTAATAAAATTAATCCTGAAAGAGGTAAAGATATTGTATATTCAATTGGATTAGAAGAATCTACTGGTATTACTCAACAAGAAATTGATGCAATTAAAGCAATACTTCCTAAGTTTATATCTATTGATGATATTAAAACTATTGCTCAAAATTTAAGAGTTAAAGGTATTCCTTATGGTGCATTTAAAAATAAAGTAATTTATTTAAATACTGCTAAAGGTAAACCAGGTACAGCATACCATGAAGCATTCCATGCTGTATTCAGAACAATGTTAACTGATGCTCAGATACAAAAGTATTTAATGGCTTCTGCTAAAGACTTTGTTAAATCTGGTAAAAACATGCAAGAAGAAGTTGCTAAACTTCGTGAAACAGTTGCTGACTATTTAACTAAATCTGATTTAGAATTACAAACTATTGTGTTAGAAGAACACATGGCGGATAAGTTTCAAGCTTTTTCTGAAAATAAAGTAGGTAGAGAAACTGAACCTTTTTTAAGACAATTGTTTATTAAAATTAAAGAATTTTTTAAACAATTATTTAGAATGGGTAATGAGTTAGACATGTTCTATAGTAACATTCTAAAAGGTGCATTTGTTAATGCTACACCTATTTCTAATGTCTATACTAAGTCTAATGATACAGTATTTAAATTATTACCTAATAAGTTTACAGCTACAGATAATGGATTCTTTACTGCACAAGAATCTAGAAAAATAATAAACTCTTTTGCTATTGATATTTATAAGTTTAAAACTGGTAAGTATGGTAAGATTGAAGAATTAACTAATAAAGATGGTTCTGTTAAATCAGATGAACAAATTTTAAAATATTTTGTCAATAAGCGTGTTAATGATTTAACAACCAAAGGTTATGATTATGCTGATAGTTTCATGGATACTAATGAAGTTATGGCTAATGAAATTAGTAGTAACATTGAAAAAGAACTTTATTTGTATGATGATAAAAATACAAATAGTTCTAACACAAATGGTTATGAAGTATTGAGTAGTTCAGTTTTAGAAAAATTAAAAATATTTAATTTTAAAAATTCTAGTGAAGATATAACTGAACAAGAAGGTGGTGATGAAAATCAAGAAATTAAAGAAAAGTTTAGTTCTCAAGATGCTTGGTTATCAGGAGGTCATGATTCATTATCTCAAACTATTAAAAAGTATGCAGCATTTACTACTAGAACTGAAAAAGATCCTTTAACTGGTGAAAATAGAGAAGTTGCAATTGATGATGTTACTTTATATAATGGATTAACTAGAATATTAGCAGATACTGCTGAAGAAAATATGATTGCAAAATTACATTATGCTTCAGAAAGTAATCCTAATGTTAAAGCTTTTTATGAGCAAATGATTAAAGATTTAGGTGTTACATTTAATTCTGAAGATGGAACTATTACAACACCTAGTAATTCTAATAATTATAATATTTACAGAGCATTCTTAAGTAACTTTAAAAAATCTAGAATATCTCAATTAGATGTATTATTAGGTAAAACAGGTTTAACTTGGGGTAATGCTAATCAAAATGATCCAGCTAAAGTTTCTTTAACTCAATGGGAAAATAATTTATTAGTTGCTTCTGTTAAAAATAAAGCAACTGTTATTGCTGCTTCTGCTAAAATTTATGAAGAAGCTAATGATTTTATTAAACCTAAAAAAGATAATGCTGTTGCATTAGAAAAGAAAGTTGAAACATTAAAAAAAGAATTTGCTAAGTTAGGTATTAATATTACTACTGCTTATATTAGATTTTCTATTTTAAAACAAAAATCTTTATTAAAAACAGTACAAGAAAATCCTAGTGCTTATTTAACTAAAGATCAAATAACTTTTTTAAATAGTTATGATATAGAAATACCTATTAACTTTGGTACTTTTGCACCAAAATCTGCAAACTTAAAAACATTTAGTATTGAAACTTTATTACAAAATGATCCTATTAGTATTTATAAAAAAGATGCAGGGTTAAGTGAGTTAAAAAGTATAGCTGAAAACAATGCTTTATTTGATGAATCTATTGGTAACTTTTCATTTACTAATGCTGAAGGAGAAAGAGTTTATGAAATTATTAATAAGTCTTATGTATTAGAAGCTATTTCTAAATTTAAAGATGGTACTTATTTAAAAAGTTTAATTAATGGTACTGCTATAGGTTTAAATGAAACTGAAACTAAAAATAATTATTTTTTAAAGAATAACTTGTTAGTTAACAAGTATCAAGATTACTTAAAAGATTTAAAATTAAATATTCTTAGTGGTATTAGAGATACTAATCCAGGTCCTAATAATGAAAATAGAGCAGGTATTACTTTTGGTAAATTTGATGGTAGAAGTTATTTAGTAAGTGCTTTAGCATTATTTAATAACAATGGTAATAAAGAATCTGGTAAGTATATATTCAGACAAAATGAAGCTTCTAGTACTGCTTATGTTGCAGAGTTACCTAAGTTAGCTTTAGTTGGTGAAAATACAATGGATGACAAAACCATTAATGATTTCTTTGGTAGACAGTTTTTAAATGAATTTGAAAGAATTGGTAGAGAAAAGAAATTATTTGATGCTGGTAAAGGTACTAAATATGAAAAATATAATACTGCATTAACAGATAGAGCTTTTGATTTTACTGAATTCCAATATTTAAAAGATATAATGGGTGAAGCTAAATATCAAGAATTAGTTGATACAGCTTTAGCAGGTACACAATTAACTGATGTTCAAATGGCAGAAGTTTTAGGTGCTGTTAATACTTATTTAAATAGTGGTTTTGCTGATTTCTTAAAATTAGTAGATGACTATGGACTTAAATTTGTTGATGGTATTTCTAAAGAAATGTTATCTAATGCAAATTTAAAAAACTTCTACATTAATGATTATATGATGTCTACATCAATAAATGAATTATTAGATGGAGATTATGCATTAGGTAGAAAAGATAAAACAGATATTTCTAAAAGAAATAAATCTGCAATGGCTTCTGGTGTTGATTATGGTAAAGGTAGTCATAACTCTGCTATCATTAAAGATATTCCAGTTTATGTAAGACAAAATCCTCAAACTAAAGTTTTAGAAAGAGTTGATGCTTCACAAGTTACTAAAAAAGGAAAAAAATATTTTGATAATGAAAATAATGAAGTTAATGAAATAACTAGTAATGATGCTCAATCTTATGCTGCTCAACATCATATTATGATGGGTTCATTAAGAATGGGTAGACTAGATGAAAAAACTAAAGAGATTTATAAAAACATTATTCAGTTTACCAAAAGAGATGAGAAAGGTAAAGTTGTAAGAAATGTTAATATTGGTAATAAAAATCAATCTCATTTATCTGATGCTTTAGCTTCATTAAACTCTAAAAAAACAGTAGCTTTTGATGGTGTTAATTCATTAATCTTAAAGATGTCTGAATTTGGTTTAGTTAGAAGTTCAATATCTTATATTGAAGATAAAGATGTAGATAATTTTACAAACTTAACAAATCAGTTAACTGATTTAATGTTTAATAAAGATGACTTTGAAAGTGAAGAATTTAGAAGTCTTACTGCTCAAATAGCTAAGTTATATAAACCAGTACCAGGAATGGAATACTGGCATAATTTAGCTAACAATATGGATAAGAATGCTGTAGATCATGTTGCTACACAATCTGCTTCTAAAGGAGCTACAACACTTGCTGAAGATAGTTTATCTGGTGATTTAAACTTATCTAAATCAAGATTTAAAGTTGCTAATAATACTAAAAGATTACAAGTAGAAACTCCTACTGGTAAAAAAGAAATTGTATTTGGTTCTCAAATATTAACTATTATTACTAGTGAGTTAGATGACAATTCAGATGTTAATTTTTTAATTGGTGGTAAAGAAATTAAAAATTTAGGTGAATTAAGAGCTGCTTATAATGATGCAATTAATGATTCTAGAAATTCTGAATTTACTAAAGCAATTGCTGTTATTAAAGATTTAAAAGGTAAGGCTTTAAGTCCAGATAGTAATTATGATGGAATGATTGATACTACGGAGTTAGATGAGATTGTTAAAAGATCTTTAGCTGCAAGTGGTGCTGATGTTCAACAAATGCAATATTTTGAAGGTGGTTATAACTATAACATGATTCAAATGTTAGTTAAAGCTGAACAAGTTATTTTAGCACATTTTAGTAAAGGTGTTTTAAATCAAAAAGTTAATGGTGATAAAGTATCATTGTTATCTGGTTCAGGTATTACTGTTGTTAGAAATATTGCTACAGGTAATGTTATATCTCATCATGAAGTTGTTAAAAACCCTTCTAAATATACTGACAAAACTAAATATTCTACAAATACTACTTTAAAATATAATGAAGAAGATAAAGATGGTAGAAGATATTCTGAATGTATTTTATCTCAAGCTATTTTAACTAGACATGGTTTAAAAGTAGGAGATGAAATTACTGAAAAACATCCAGAGTTATTAAAAATGTTTGGATACCGTATTCCTACAGGTGATAAACAATCTGCTATGTCATTAAAAGTAGTTAGTTTATTACCAGATTATTACAATGGTGTAGGTATATTTCCTGATGAAATTGTGTATTTATCTGGAGCTGACTTTGATATTGACTCTGAGTTTATTCAAATGCCTGCATTTTGGATTAATTCAGAAGGTGTACCAGTTAAATTTGGTACTGAAAAAACTAATGCTGAAAAGTTTGAAGCTTATAAATATTATAACAAAAAATATGATAAGAATTTTAAAGCAGTATACAACAACATATTATCTAAAGATGCTAGACTTACTTCGTTAATAGGTAATGAAGATTTAGATAAAGATCAAGTTTCAGCTATTAAAACAATTGTATTTGATGAAGCTTATAAAGAAGCATCTATTAAATTAGGTTTACCTTTTAATGAAAAAGACTTTATTAAATCTAAATTACAACCTACAGCTAATTACAATAATATAGCAGTAGATTCAATGATTTCTATTTTAACTAATGATTCATTAAATGGTATTACTAATAATACTACATCAACAGATGCTTTAAAAGATGTTGCTGAAAATTTAATTAATGGTGGATTTATTAAACAAACTAAAGGTAATATTCAAGAAAAAAATAAATCTGCTCATGATATTAATGGTAAGTTTGATGCTAATAAAAAGAACTCTGATGGTAAAAATGGTATTGGTATAGCCGCTAATAAAATTCAACAGTTTGCTTTTTTAATGTCTAAAATAGGAAATAAAAGTGTCATATTTAATGAAGAATCTTTTAAATTTGAAATTGCTGGACAAGTTGGTGGTATATATCAAGAAAAAAATAAAGAAGGTCAACGTATTGCAGATAACTTAAACTTACTTTTAAATGCTTTTACAGATAATGCTAAAGATCCTATTGCTGGTAGATTAAACTTAAAGTTTGAATTACTTGGTGGTGCTATGGAATTAATTATGCAAGGTATGACATTTGAAAATACTATGAAGTTAATTAATTTACCTATTATTCAAGAATATGGTGAGTTAGCTAAAACTTTAAAATATGCACTTAAGACTGGTGTAGAATCTAGTTTTACTAAAGAGTCTATTAAAATTGCAGCAATTGCTAAAATACTTTATCCAGAAGAAGCTAAAAAGAAATTAAGTAGTGCTATTGAATTAGTAAAAAATGCTAAACAAAATAAAGATCCAGAATTACAAACTATATCTAAAAATAATATTGAAAATATCTTATTAGGTAAAGGTTTTGAAAGTTCAGATGCTAATGATTTTGAAAATAATAATGATGTACAAATACAAGCATTATTTCAATTTTTAAAAGTTGTTGATCAAAATAATGTAATGTCTAACATTAATACATTCCTTAAATTAAATCAAGGATTAGATGTATCATTTACAAACTTACATGATGATTTACATCAAGCAATTGATACTTTTAAAATTAATGATTTAGTAGAAACACCTAGTGAAGAATTACAAGTAACTGATGAACCACATATTGATATTACTAGTTTATTAGAAGGAGATAAAAATACTTTAAATAATATTAAGCGTGCTTTAATTGTAGAAAAACAAGTAGGTCAAAAGATATTTATTGAACAAACTAAAGTATTTAAAAATGAGTTTCAAAAGTTTTTAAGTAGTTTAAGTCCTTCTTTTACTAAGACTGGAGATAATTTAGCTAAAATAAGTAGAGAGTTTTTAGGATTCTTAGCTGTTAAATCTTATATTGCAGATTTAGAAAAATTAAAAAAAGACTTAAATACTTCTGAGGATAACAAAGAAAAAGTAGAAGCAGTTGACAAAAGATTAAAATCAATTGATTTAGGTTTAGTATTTAATGAATTAAATGCTGAAGGTAAAAAAACTTTAGCTCAACAATTAATTGTCTTAAAAGCTGATCAAGCAACTAAAAATAATTATATTGTTAACTATTTTTCAGCTAAAATAAATGATGTTAATTTACAACCAGAAGATCAATCTATATATGAAGCTGATGTTATAGATACTAAATCTTTTGTTAAAGAAAGTAATGAAACTATATCTTTATTAATAGATTCAGTTAAATCTTTATATAGTGATAATACAACTAAATTAGATGAAACAGGATTAACACCAAGAGATTTTGTTAATAACATGTTAGGTTATTTAATGGTTAAAGATAACATGACATTTAAAAATAATAGTGTTGCAAAATACTTACCTGTTGAAATGTTTGGTAATTATTCTAAATCATTAGATAATATTATTGAAGCATTAGTTACTAAGTCTGATAAATTATCTGTTAAGTTAGATGATTTAGGATATAACTTTAGAAAACTATATGCTACAGATTTAAATACTCCTTACAATGCTCTTAAGTTTGCAGGTATTCAAGATAATGGTAGTTCAATTACAATTACTGAAAATAATCAAGAAATTACATTTAAAACTAAGAGTAATACTGCATTAGAAATTGCTAAGATAAAATTTCAAATTAGTCAAACTTCTAATGAACAAGTATTAGCAGAATTACAAAAACAACAAAGTATATTAGAAAATAAGTTATCTAAAGAAAAACCTATTATTGAAAATAAAGAAGTTTTAGATAAAATGTTTAAATCTGAAAAGACTGAAGAAAAAGGTAGTTATAAAGATAAAGATGGTAAAACAGTTACGTATGATAAATCTTCTTATATCTTTCCTCAGTTTATGCAAATTAGAGTTGGAGAAAAAGGTGAAGCTAAAGCTCAAGTTTATGAATTAGTTAGTTACACTAGTGAATTAAATAAAAATAAAACTATAGGTATGCAAAAGCATACACTAAATGAAGGTTTTGCTATAGGTGAATCTGCTGTATATAAATTAGTTGAAAAGACAGGTAATAAAGGTGTTAGTATATTTTCTACTGGAACTTACGATAATGCAGTTAGTATATTTAGTAAAATTACTAAAAAGACTCCTGCTCAAAGAGATGCTGAAAATGTTGTTAATACTGAAGAAGAAGTAGCTGCTCAATTAACTGCAGCTAAAACTACATTAAGTCCTAAAGAACAACTTCGTGCAGATATTCTTAAAAGAAATCCTAAGTTAGAAACTGAAGCTAATACTCAAGTTATTAATGTAATTCCTGATGAAAATTTGGAAACTACTAAAAAAAGCATTAACTTAGATGCAAAAACACAGATGCTTAAAGGTATTGTAAAAGATTTAATTAGTTCTAATAAAGATAAAATTGATTTATTACTTACACCTGAAGAAAGAGATATAATGAATACAAGATATAAAAATGTTAGTTCTGTTGAAGAAATTAAAGCATTAAGAGATGATGTATTTCAAATGATTGAAGGTAAAAACCCATTTAAATGTTAAACTATGGCTTGTAATGTATTAAATAACGCAATAAAAGACATGTATTATAAAGGTATTATGTCTGAAGCTAGGATGGTAAATCCTAATAAAATAACTGAATTCGATATTGCTAATGAAGAACTTAAAAAAGTTGCTCAAGATTTATATGGAGTTAAAGATAAAGGATTACCTTTTACTATTATAGATGAAGGTTTAAAAAAAGAAATAACTGGTTCTACTTATCGTAGAGATAATACTTCTAATGTATTAAGAGCTGAACCTAATAATGAATTTTTTAATGAACTTCAGACAAATTTTGATTTAATTGAAACTGAAAATGATAAGTTAGATTATGAAGAAGAAAATAAAATGTCTGAAGATATGTATGAAAGATCAGATTATGATGGAATACAAGATTTTGAAAAATTATTAGAGTCAGGAGAAATAACACAATTTTGTAGTAGATAATTAAAAATAATAATATGGCATGTTTATACTCCCACAATGGGAAAACTTATACTAAAGAAGAATTAATTGATTATTTAAAAAATAATCCTAATATTTATAATATTAAACCAGATTTTAGTAATATTAATGAAATTATTGAACAAATAGCTAATGAACCTGAGGTCACTGAAAAAAAAGTGTTAGGCAATCAAACTATTAAGCGTTTAAACAACTTGATTCAAAATCAAATTAAAATTTTACAAAGTAGAATACTTGAGTTTGAATCAGCTAAAGAAAGAAAAGGTTATTTACCTAAAGAAGATACTATTAATAGGTTAAAAGATTTAAAAGAAAAGTTATCTACTTTAGAAAATGTAGATGCGTTTACAAATACTGCTGATTTTATTCATCAAGAATTAGGTATTGTTGAAAATTTTTTAGATAATACGTTTGATGTAAATAATGAAAATCATATTAATTTTGTTTTACAAATTAGAAAACAATTAGAATCTTATAAAGAGTTTGCTACATTTTTACCTGAAATGTCTGATTTAAATTCAGAAATTAAAAAGATTGCTAGTGAAATAGATTCTATGTATAAAAATACTCAAGAAAGAGTTGAAGAAATTCTTGAAGAATACATGATTAATTTTGTTAAAACTAATACTAAAAGAAATATTAGTAAAGAAGATATTAAGCAAATGTTAGATGAGTCTAAAGATATATCTTGGCAAGAAATGAAGATGGGTGGTTTATCTAATAGTATGGATCCACTATTACAATTATTGCAAAGACATGTTGAAAAGACTAGAGAAGAAGTTTATGAAAACACTAATAACTGGATTGCTAAAGTTAAAAATCAAATATCAAAACTTAAGAAAGCAGGAATAGATGGATTTGATTGGATGTTTCAAAAAACAAAAGATGGTAAATTAACAGGTAGAATACTACAAAGAGTTAATGAATTATATTATAAAGATAGAACTGCTATTTTTAGTATTTTAAGAGATGCTAAAGGAGATAAGAGAGAGTATATTTATAAACCAGGAGAAACTTTATCTGAAGCTGAAAAACAACATAATTTAAAATTTTCAGAAGATAAAAAGAAAGTTGGTTCATTTTTAAGTGCTGAAACAGTTGATAATACTGGTGCTAGAGATGGTGAAAATCATAAATATTCTGATGAGTTTAAACAAGAAAGAAATAACTTTGAAAAATTAGTTAGTTATGAATCAGGATATACTGAATGGGTTAAAAAACCATTTGTACCAGGAACTAAAAAACTTAATGGTGAAGAATTGACTCAAAAAGAATATGATAGATTATATACTACATATAAAAGAAAATATTACACTGAACTTAAAGAAGGTTTTAGATTAAAAAGTACTTATGATAATGCAACTAAAAGTTGGGTTAGTGATGGTACTGTTGAAAGAACTGAAACTTCTAGAGTTAAACCTGAATATGTTGAAGTTGTTACTGAAATAAATGGTGCAACAACTAAATATGCAGATAAACAATATCATTCTCTAATGAATGATAATAGTCCTGCAGGTATTGCAAGAAAAGAGTTTTTTGAATTTTATAGAAATACTTCTAATGAATTATTAGATAAATTACCTTTAGCTACTAAGCAAAAAATGCAAGGTAAAATGTTTAGAGTTAGAAGTTCTATTGCTAAAGATATTAAATCTATAGGTATATTTAATACTGTTAAAAAATCTATTAGACAATATGTTAATCCTGATGTAATTTTTACTTCTAGAGAATTAGATGAAGAAGGAAATATGTTAGAAGATGTGCCTATTTTTTATACAGGAGAATTAAAAAGTAATAGAAAAATTGAGCAATTAACTAAGAAATTAGAAGAATTAAGAAAAGAACTTCAAACTAATGCTAAAGATAAATCCTTAGCAAATAAAATTAAGATGACTAAAAATCTTTTATTAATTGAAGAATCTAAACTTACTCCTGATGAATTAGAATTAGATATGGGTAAATCATTAATTAAAGCTGCTCAAATGGCTGAGAATTATGATTTAATGAAACAAGCTGAAGCTACATTACTTATTGCTAAAAAAGTAATTGAACAAAAAAACTTTTTTAAACTTAATGCTGCAGGGCAAAAAGAAATAATTAAAGGTATTGATTCTAATGTAAATAAAAGAATGAAAAGTTACATGACAATGATATTTTATTCTAATTCTACAGCTAATCAAGATCAAATATCTAAACTCATACAGAATTTTAATAGTTTTGTAGCTTATAAATCCTTAGGTTTAAATCCATTTTCAGCTATTAATAATACTGTAATGGCTAAAATTAATAATAGAATAGAAGGATTTGGTAAACAATTTGGATTTACTAATAAACATTTAAATTCTGCAATTGCAGATACTGCAGAGTATATTAGAAGTTTAAGTTATATGAAAAATTTAGGTAAAGATGAATACTTGTTAGATCCTTCTAATAAGTTTGAAGCAATGCTTAAAAAGTTTAACTGGTTAGATAGAAATCAAATTATTGAAGATAGTTCTGCTATTAGTAAAGTGATGTTTATGGGTATTACAGGTGGTGAATTTATTGCACAATCTAATACTGCTATTGCTAAACTTAGATCTCAAATACTTACTAATTCTAAAACTGGTGAAAAATTATCAGTTTGGGAAGCACATGAATTTATCAATGGAGAATTAAAACTTAAAGATGGTTTTGAATATTCTGCACAAGAAAAAAGAAGTATATCTGTAGATATTAAAAACATGAATAAAATGATTCATGGTAACTACAGTGGAAATGATAAAGTTGCTATGCAAGAACATGCTTTAGGTCAATCTGCAATGCAATTTAAAAAGTGGGTATATAACTTTGCTAAATCTAGATATGGTAATACTTATTATGATGAAACTTCTGGAGATTACCAAGAAGGTAGATATAGAACTTTTAAAGATTTTATAATGATTTTAAAAGCTGGTGCAGCATTTGATTTTAAAACTATTAAAAATACTTTTGAATCTTTAGAAGATTATCAAAAATCTAATCTTAAAAAATTACAAGTAGAAGCTATTTATTGGGCGACAAGTGTAGTATTAATGTTATTATTAGAAGGATTATCTAAAGGTATTGATGATGATGATGAAGAACTTAAAATGTTTGTAAACTTTTTAAGAAAACAGTCAGATAGAGTTGGTGGTGAATTAGATGCTGCAATTAATCCTAAGTCTATTGCTGCTAATATTAAAAATCCTGTATCAGGAATAAGAGCAGCAAATGATTTTGGTGATATTTTAGTAGAGTTTATAAAACTTCCATTTAATTATGCTGGTGATTCTAAAGATTTGTATGTTCAAAAAGGATCTCACAAAGGTCAGTTAAGATTAAATAAAGAAATACAAGATATTATTCCTATTGCAAATTTAGAAAATCAATTTGACAACTTATTAACATCAGGAAATTTCTATTTTAAATAACCATCACTGAATAAAGACAATAAAGCCTTTCTTTTCATAGTTTGTAGCTGACTGCTACTTGTTGTGATGGTTTTCATAGTTGATAGTTTTAGGGTTAAAAAATTAAACCCCTTAGTGATTGCTAAGGGGTTTTTAGTTTATTTTAATCAGGTAATTCACCTGGTTCTTTAATTCTGTTTTCATTAATGTGTTCAAAATCTGATTCATTAAGTGTTTTTTCTAAACCACATACATACCAACTAGTACATATACCACTTAGTTTTATATGTTTTTCAAATATTGCTATTTGAAAAATACCTTCATATTTAACCCAATAATATCCTTCTTGTCTTTCCATTATACTGAATCTTTAATTCTAAAAATTAATTCTTCTTTAAATAATTCTTCATAAAAAGGATTATTTTTAGCATAATTACCATCTAATATTGCTTGAATATGATCAGAAGTCATATCTTTAATTGGACTATAGATTGTTTCAGGTAATCTATTCATATCTTTATCATAGTTTTTACCCCATGTAAGATATTGCCTTCTAAGTTCATGTGTACCATCATCTTCTATTGAAGTATCTGTAAAATCAGATATTTCAGTAAACATTGTTCTTTTATAATCTTTACCTCCATCTACGGCAACTTTACCACAAGTGCATTTAACAAAATCATGTCTATGTTTAGACTCTATCTCATCATTACAATGATTACATTTTATACTATTTCTTAACATTATCTTCATATACTTTTAAACCCCACATTAAATCTATTTGTGATATAACATTGTTAATTTTGTGAGGATTGTAATTAACTTTTGCTTTTAAAAACTTTTTTAACCAATCTAAAAATTCTTGTTTACTTTCAGGAGTATCCCAATAGTATTCAAACCAATCTACATTGTTAATTCTAGGTTTCTTTTTAACTGATTTATAATCAGCATCAAACTCTCTTAACATGTAATCTACAACTGTAGATACAAATTCTTCACTATTTAATTTTATTTTCATTTAATTCTTTTTTAAGTCTTGTTAAAAATGTTTCTGGTCCATCATCACCACTCAACAGCCAATCTATTCGATGAGCATAAATATAAGCTTCTTTAAGCTTTTTTACACCTATTTTAAATTCATTAATTACTTCATCAGAATATTTGTAATAGAATTTTTCTTCAGGATATTTTTCATAATATTCAGGATCATATCCACCCCATTCTCTTAATTCTTCTTTGGTTTTTGCTCTACCACTTCTATCAATTTGTGCTTCAATTGACTCAATTATATCATTGATTCTATGTTGTTGGTATTCAAAATGTCCTCCACTCATGTTTTTTAAATTAAAGTTTTATTATTATATTGTTCTTTGCATATTTCTAATAATTTAGGATCATTAAATTCATACATATCTGGTATATCTAAAACATAGCACTTATGTATTACATTTAATTTTTCTAATTCTTCTTTTACATGTTGATAATTTTCATTATTAACAAATACTATTTCATCAGCCCACATTACTAAAGCTTCACTAATAGGTATTAATGCATAAGATTCTACTGTACCACAGTTCCTAACATTATATCCATATTCTTTAATAAGCATATTTTGAAGAGTTGCAGATCTTAATAATCCTGCAGAACATACTGTTAATACTTTCTTAGTTTCTCCTTGAGAAGCATTATTAACATTGTATAATTGATTTCTAGTTCCTTTTATCATAATTATTTTTTAATTTTAAAAATACCAGGCGAAGTTAGCTTCCTGGATTAATATAAGCACTAGACATCTCTATCAAGGGATACAAATGTGGTATACTAATCTTATATAGCTACTTAGACTTACACTCGAGTTGTATCTAAGGCACTCAACTTTAAACATATTCAGAGGTTGTTGGTACAATGTTTTTAAATAACTACAAAATATTAGGTGTAAAAAATTTAAATTACCAACTTTAAAAGTTAGAGGTTAAACTAATATATGTAGTTATTTAATGTTTTAACAGAGGGTTGTTCAGCTCAACCCATAACTTGTTTTTCTTATTAGCGATAAAGCTATGCATGGCACAAGTTAGAAAGTATAATATTGGCATATTATGTGTAAGCTCTACAATCGTGGGCCAAAATCCACCTAGTCTTCACACTTCAACCCGAGTCTGTTTTTATTTTATCTGTTAAATGTTAATTAATACTTATAAATCCATAGGTAATAAAATTGGTAATTTTCCTTTATTAAGTATTACTCCACAAGAAATAATAAATTTTCTAGGATTAGCTTTAGCATAATCAAATGCATATTTTCTATCATCTACTCCACAACCTACTTGCATACCATAAATTATATCATTTTTAGATACATTATAACGTATATTAGATTCTGAATGAAGATGACCTTGAACTACAGACATTCTTCTATTTAAAGCTTTATTGTAAGCTGCATTTTGACCAGAAGTACCTGTTCCATGTGTAAACAATACATTATGTTCAGTATGTTCAATATCAAAATTCCAACCTGGAACTTCTAAAACATCTTCTAGCCCTTTAATCCATCTTTTAGATAGTCCAGAACTAAAAGCTTTACGATTAATAATTAAATCATGATTACCAAGACATACTCTAACTTTTGGAAATTCTTTATACATTGTTTTAAGTTGATCAATAGCATATTCTAATTCATCTCCTGCACTATGTCCATCAGGATTAGTTTCATGAAATGATGAATATGCATTATCTACAACATCTCCAATATGAATTATTGTTCCACAATTATAGTCTTTTCTACACTTTATTAAATGTTCTAAGTAACCTTCTCTCATAAATGGATAATGAGTATCACCAATTACTAAAATGTTATTAGGATCTAAATTAGTAGATTTTTTAATGTTAACTTTAGGTAAACTAGTTTTCATTTTAATCCTAGCTTGCTCTAATGCAATAATTATATGCTTAACATCTACTGTTTTAGGATAATTTTTAGCAATTACTTTAGGACTACATTTAAGATAGCCAGTTTTAGATAATAACCAATCATAAATTGGTTTTTGTATTTTGTTTAACGTCATATGTTTTATATATTAATGTATTATTATTATTTGATTTATTTATATTTAAATATAAATCCATTTGTTTGTTTTCTTTCACCTTTTAATACACTATTTATATGAGTTAATTTTCCATATTTATTATTTATTTCTGCAATAGAATCCCATTCTTGTATAAATTCATTATTTAAATTATATTGTAATATTTTAATTTCTTTACCTGGTATAAATTTATCTATTTTTAAACATATATTATTATTTTTTTTATATCTCCATAAAAAATTACCAGCTTTATTTAATTTACCATTAACAGCACGATTTATACATAAATTATTAATATTTAAATTTTTACTTGCTTTTGTACAATTTAACCATTCCTTAATAAAATCACCTTCTAAACTATATTGAAGAATTGGGGTTTTAGATCTATTTATAGACATTTTTTGACAAGTTTCTTTAGTTCTTTTTAAACCTTGTGCTTTCAAATTAGGTTTATTCAAATGAGATTTACTCATTTTATCTTTAGATTCTTGTGAAAACTGATATCCCATCTTAGATAAACTAATTTTTAAACAAACTTCTTTACTAACAGATTGATAAAAATCATTAATTTTAGGCAATTTTAAATTTAAACCTTTATCTTTATCTAATACATCATAATAATTACCTAAAATAGCTTCATATCTTAACATATCATTAATGTCACCTCTCCAAAGTTCTTCAAAAATATGATTTTCATATCCATATTTTAAAAGAGAGCGGTAAAGTTTTACTTGTTTTTTACAATCTAAAGTTTTATATCTTTTCCACCTTTTTTCTAAACTTAAAGATGTACTTCCAATATAAATCTTACCTTTTGGATTTGTAATCATATACACATATCCGCTACTTAAATTTAATATACTATTCATACACTAATATAACGAATAATACCCAATAATACAAGTTATTTAGTATTTATTTTTTCAGTTTCATGTATTAATCCTTGTAAATTAAATAAAGCAGCAGATAAATGATCTATTTCAGGTTCAAGACTTGCATCGTCATATTTATTAGCAAGATATTTTTGAATATGTCTCATTAATGATTTTTCATATTCTTCAATTGGTATTCCTTTTTTCCAATTACCTCTACCATATTTAGACTCCTGAGTTTTCATATACTTACAATATCTTTGTAAAGTTATCCAAGAAATACTTTCAATATAATCTTCTTTATCTGTATCGGAATCTCTTTTTGCTCCAGATTCAAACATTCGATGTGTTTTTTCTTTAATATGTTCAATTTTTTCTTCTAAAGGAATTAATTCTTTTTTATTCTCCAGTACCATATTTTCTAATTTTTTGTTTAATTCTAAATAATTCTACACTTATTTGACCTTTAGGGATTTTAAATATTTCAGATATTTCTGTCATACTAACACCTTGCAAATATAAAGAATATAATTTAATATTTTTAATATTTTTACTTTTAAAAATAATATCAAAATTATTAATTTTAGATTTAAGAAAATCTACATCATCTTCTTTTAAATTTTTAGTAGTTCTTGTTTTATCAACTAAAGGTCTAACAGGTTTAGGTTTTTTAACAACATCTTTTTTTGCTACTTTTGATAATTTATTTCTAATAAGATAATCAAGAAAACCTCTACGCTTATTACATATTTTATCAATTTCTTTAATAGCATACCCTTGTAAATACAAATCTATAGCCTTAACTTCTATAGGTGTTAATGTTTTAATATAATATTGATAGTCAATACTTTTTTTAAAATCTAAATGTATTTTAGCTGGTTCATAATTAGCTTGTTCAAACACAAAAAAATCTTTAGGTGAATCATCAATTCTATTTAAACTTCTATATATTCTTGAATTTGCTGTAGTAATTCTTCTATGAAAAGTCCAATAAGTACAATTTTTCATCATTTGAATAAACTTACCCTCATAAATTGGCTCTTTAGGTTTGTTAAAATAATTATCATGTACATACAAAAAAACTTCTTGATATAGTTCTTTAGCATCAGCTAAGTCCCTACACCAAAAAGTTTCTGTTTTCTTTTGAGTTAAATTAATACAATATTCAAATATAATAGGTTCTATTTTTAAAAAATCATCTATTGTATAATTATATAATGTCTTGTTCATCTATTTCTTCATTTACATGTTCATCTATATGTTCATCTAATTTTTTAGTTAATTCTAAGTCATCTAAATTACTATTTAATCCTAAAGTATTTATAACTTCACAAAAAGTAAGTTCTGAATTATTAGTCCAAAATCTATCTAATTTATTTAATATAGGAAATATTCTATCTTTAGATTTTTCTTTAATTAATTGCCCTATTCTTTCGTTAATTTCCATAATCTTCTTTTAATTGATCTATTGTTTTATATACTTCATAAGGTAATTTAGGTCTACTACATACTTCTTTGATAAGCATTACTTCTACATTTAAAAAGTCAGCATATTGCTTTCTTTTAATATCAGTAGGATATAATACATCATGTACAGTAGACAAGTGGTTGGCTGAGTTATTCTGAATACCATATACTCTGAGCATTATCTCTTTATATGGTACACTAGTTTCTGAATATTTGCCTTCTAAGATTAGTTCATAATCTTCATTAAAATGTTTAGGTAACTGATAAATTAAAATATATTCTTGTTCTTCTTCAATATAATCAACAAAATGTTCATTAAGATTTTGAAGTAAAACATAATCTCTAGATTCTTCAGGTGAATCTAATTTATTAAGAATAATGTAAATTAATTTATCTTCTTTACTTTTAATATGAGCATTAATTAACATCTTAGGATGTAAAAAATTAACACTTAACTCTGATATGCCTATTAAAGGCATTAAAAATGTTGTGGTTTTGGTGTTATTGACTATACCATTAGTGGTATATCCATTATTCTCCAACCATTCCAAGCGTTCTTGCATAAACTTCTGTGCTTTTAATTGGTGTAACAAACTCCATACCTTCGTATGAGTCTTTAATTTTTAGGCACTTATAGTTCTTATAAAATTCATCAATTCCTACTTCTTCACCAAAATAATTTATATATTCACAAATTACTCTACTTTTAAATAAATTTATTTCTTTACATTCTTCCCACAATTTTTTAATAAAAGCAGGACCTTTACCAGGAACACCTTTAATATTATCTGCAGTATCTCCTGTAATTACAGAACCCCAGAAATATTGTTCAGCATATTCTGTATCCACTAATCTTGCAACATCATTTTTTATATCATAATTTAATCCAAATAAATTATTAATATCTTTGTCAGTAGATATTACAATATAAGAAGTTAAATCTTTAATATACTTATTCTTATAGATATTAAGTATATCATCTGCTTCTAGATTATAACCATAAATACCACTATATTCTTTAACTAAGTATTCTTTTACTTCATTAAAAAATGGTGGTTTTTCATTGTTCTTTCTATTAGCTTTGTACTCTGGATATATATCATATCTAAAGTTTTTTCCCGTAGTAAAATACAAATGAAATTCATCTATTTTACTACCATTAATTAAACCTGAAAGATAACTATTAGCAGAACTAATAGCTTCTTCCATAGTTTTTTCAGGTTCACCTATTTTATTATAACATACAATGTATGGTATAAAATCTGCATCAATCAGTCCTATCATAATCAGGTTTAATTTCAGTGTATTTATCTTTGATCATTTTAGATAATTTAATAGAATTAGTATAAACTAACATATCTATTTTAATTCTAGGATTTTTAGGTGGTTTAATACTATCTAAAAACTTTGTAACCTCTTCAAGGTCTTTCGTGTCTACTTTATACATAATTTAACGCATTTATATCAGTTTTTAATTCTCTAAGAATATTTACTTGTGATAATTCCACAATATAATTATTAATCTTAGGATCTTCAGACATTAAAGTATCTATTTGAGATCTCAATGTTTGAATCTTATTATCTATTAAACTTATTATTTTTTCAGACATCTTTAAATTGTTTTAATTTGTTAATATAATTAGTATCTGATGCATATTTAACTCTAATTAAAAAGTTGTAATAATTCTCATCTTCTCTTAATCTGTTCATTTGCCAACATTTATAATGTATAACAGATTCTTTCCAAGATTTATATTTTATAATATTAGATTCAGATTTTTGAAATCCAAATAAAGCATTATACTTTATAAATCTATTAGATGTAAAATTACCAGATTCTAATTTAGCTTGAGCTAATACTATATCCGGATATTCCATTTCAACAAGTTTCATAAATTCTATCAACTTATTCTCACTAAAGCCTTCTATTTTAATAGTATCTGCATAAGGAATTGGTTTAGGTAACAATAGTTGTTCTTTAGTCTTTAAAAAGTCTAATTGCATACCAATAGTCCAACCTAAAGCTAATCCTAAAATACCAACTGTTATAATAAAAGCTATTTTATTTTTTTTTAATTTAGTTCTATAATCCATAGTATTTTTCTTTAATTAATTTAATACACTTATTTACATTAGTTAAGTTATTAGGTGCAAAATAATCTATAGTCCATCCATTCATAGTCCACCAATATTTAAATAATCTTAACTTAAGAAGATACTCATTAGTATAATCTCCCTTAGTTTCTATGATCCAACCAGTCTTAGTGTCTTTATTAAGACAACTAAAATCAGGTTTAATAGAGATTGCTCTAATTTTATTAGTAACTTCTCCAAATTGATAAACATATTTAGATTTATTTTTGTCTTTAAATCTAGCATTAATTCCTGCAGATTGAGCTTCAGTATAACTCATCATTCTTTTATAAAGCTGATGACAAGTTCCTGTAACTTCAAACTTTGGTTGTAGTTCAAATATATCATCTTCATAGTTAAAGTATGTTATATTAGCTTTTTGTAAAGCCTGATAGCATACTTTTTCTAATCCAGATCTTAATTGAACTCCATCATGTATTGTAGGTACTCCATGAGGAACTGCTTTCTTTTTAGGTTTTTTAATAACCTTAAACTTTTTAGCAAGGTTTTGTTTTCTCACATTCATCTCCCCTTTCTCTCATAATTGCCATTGTCCAAGTATCTAAGTTCTTAATATACTTAAGTCCCATACCTGGATAATCTATTTTTCTATCTACTAAAATACCTACAGGTAAAAGTGTAGTATTAGGTCTTAAAGTATTAATAATAACTTGATCACCATCAAAGTGAATGTCACTATTTAATATAATAATACCTACTTTAGTAGAGTCATTTAAACACATTTGAACTCTTTCTGATGGAATATCAAACTGACTAGCAATTGCATTGATATAATTTAAACTATCATTTGTAGTGATAATCCATAATTCATATTCAAATCCTAGATGTGAATAATCATTTTCTTTAATACCTTTAATTAATTGTCTAAAATCTTCATGATTCCATGACTCCGTGGGCTCGAAACTTATTTTTATTTTTTCCATAATTATTCTTTTATTTCATAACCATCTTCTAATCTTACTTCAGTTTTTTCTTCTAAAGTATATTCATCTCTTGCTACTAAATACCCTAGTGCATTAATAAACCATAATCCATTAAGAATAAACATATCTTCTCCATCATTATTATCTAATAGTGTCCATATTTTATTCTTAGGAATATTTTTTAAGTGATCAGTATCTTGAAATAAGTGTCCATCACATGCAGCATCTTTTACAAATGTATTCTTTATTGGAGAATACTTTTCAACAAATTGTTGCCAATTTAAATTTATCATTTTAGTTTCTTTTTAATTAAGTTAAAAGCTTTCTTATAGCCATATTTTTTAATGTAATCACTTATATCTTTTTCATCAGGTATAAAGAAAAACTCTACATCATATTCTAATAAGAAATCACCAGTAGAGGTATATCCTTGATCATCATTATCAAGCACTAAGATAACTCTTTTAAATCTTTTAACCAATTCATTATAAGATTTTTTACTTAATTTATTAGTTTCTGCTTGTAAACCTACTGCTGAATATCCAAATTCATAGAAAGTCATAACATCTTTAAGTGACTTAGTTATAAACAATATATCACCAGTTTCAGGTAATTGATCATAACCCTGTAAACAATCTGCACCTACATTACTTAACCATTTACCTTCTTTAGTAATAGAATAAGGACTATAGATTTTAAGATACTCAGAATTATTTTTAAAGAACTTATAAGAATATAAAGGATTATCATTCTTATGATTAAATACATAATGCTTATCTCCTTTAACTAAATATACATTCTTACAAGCTTTGACATTAAAGAATTGTAGAGTTGTTAGTGAAATATGATATTGATTCCAATAGTGATAATCTAACATGTTAAATGGTCTTACAACTACTTGAATATTAGATTTAACTTTAACTAACTTAGGAGCATCATTACTTAACAATAATTGAGGGGTAACTTTAAAGTTACTATCTTTTAACCCAAAGTCATTAGCAATGATATTACAAGTTTCATGATAGTTAGATCCATATTTTCTACTTACATAATCAAATGCTAGAAAATAATCTCCATTACCAAAATCTTTATAATAAGGTATTCCTGATGCACTGATTACTATTCTACAACTTGCATTTCTATCATTATAAAATTCTGATTTAAAACTAGATTCTAATGAATTATAATTACTACAATATCTTTCTAATATCTGTAACTCTGTAACATACTTAAGTATTTCTTCTTTTGTTATTTGTAAACTTGCACTATCAAAATTGAACATAATTTAATTTTTAAAAAGTAATAATAGGCTGTAACAGATGCATTTATCTAGACATATGCTCCATAAGTTTCCAAATAGTTTCTAGCCACCTATTATTACTTAATTATTTATTGTCACAAATATACAAAAATATGTGACAAATTAGAATGTAACTGAATCTGCTGCTGGACTTGAGAATCCTGCTTGAGGTGCATTATCAGTTGCTGGTTCAATAGCTAATTTCTTAACATTTTTATCAGCATTAAAGAATAATTTACTATCTGCTTCAGCAATTGCTTTAGACTCACAGAATACACCATTACCAAAAGAAGAAGCTACATACTTAGTTCCCTTTTGAGAGATCTTTTCTTCACCATTAACTTTTAATCTGAACTCTTTACCAATAACTAACATAGCTAATTTTTGAGCTAATTCTTCAGCAGATTTAGCATTAGGCATTTTAGTTTTAGCTGTAGCTTCATCTAAATTATTAGATGCTGCAACTAATGCTAAGATTGCATTCTTAGAAATATCCCAAGCTGATTTTTGTTTACCAGGATTAACTACTGTACTTAAATAATACTGTTGCTTTAATTCAGCACCATGACTATCTTCTACTGTAAACTCTAAATAAGGAGTTTGTTTTTGTGTACTAAGACCATTAGTAATACTTGTTACTTTAGTAATACAAATACCTGGTTTAATAGTTTCTTTGTAATTACCTTTAGATACTTCTGCGTTTTCAAAATTGAACATAATTTTATATTTTAATTGTTTAATAATTTAATTTAAGAGAAGTTATTCTCCTAATTGATATTTTGCTATTTTATCCAAGATTAACTTATAATCATTTGGTTCAAACTTATCTAAACATCCTTCTGGAGATTTAGCAAGTCTTAAGCCATCATAATTAGTTAAAAATGAATATTCCATTTTTCCATTTACTTCTTTCACATCAGCATGTAGAACATAAGTAAAATAAGAAGGAATCTTAATCTGGTTATCCAATAACTTACCTACAGTTTGTAAAGTAATTTCTGTATCACCATTTATATTGGTACTTCTTTCAGTATGTCCTATCACTATCACATTTAAATCATCACGCAACTTTTCTTCCATTTTAATTAAGCCTTGGAATACGTCAACAGCTAAATCTGACCACTTTTGAAAACCATTAATTTTGGCATCAGCCATAACTCTGTTAGTTAAAAAGTGAGTAAAATCCTCAACAACAATTGTCTTGAATTTTGTACCATCATTAGCTTTTGTTAGTATAACTTTAAGCTCTGGAAACGTAGAACAATTTACTACATTGCCTTTTTCTGTACTGTATTTCACAGCACCACCCTTAAAAGGTAATTCTTTTCTATTAGGTTTAACCAATAGAGTTGTATTCTCATCTAGATTTAATATGGCTCTAGATTTGCCACTACCAGGATTTCCGATAGCTAAGATAATTCTTCCCATTTTACTTGTTTAAGTACATTGTGTAATCTTCTGTTGTCATTTCTCTAGGTAATTCTTCAAAGTAACCAGCTTCAGGCTTAGTATATAATCCGATGGATATATTATCTGCACCAAGTCTATTTTTAATGGCTTTAAGAAGTCTGTACTTTCCACGTAAATTACCAGGAAAACCTTCAACATTAATATTGTAAGTTAAGCTTGTTTCTAGTTGCATTTTATAAGGGTTTAATAAACCTAATACTACATCTGCATCTATATACAAGTTACCTGAATCACGAAAGTCATTTTGTTCTGGTGAAAGATCTACACCTCTAAATTTAACTCGTTCAATATTACTAAGAGATTGATTAAATTGTTGTACTATAAAAAATGTCATATTAAACATATTTCTACAACCAACAATATATTCAGACATCTTATCCATATTTTGTTTTAGAGTAAATCCTCTTTCAAATTTTAACAAACTAGCATGATCTAAAACTACAATATTGTATTCTTCTTTGTTATTAGCAGTCCAACTAATAATTCTTTCTCTAGTTTCATTATTTTCATCAATATAAGGCTCTTTAACAAAAGTACCTTTGGTTGACATTATTGTCCACCATTCATGGTACAATCCTGTAGGATTTGTAGGAACCCAGTGCCATTTTATTTGTGAAAATATTTCTTCTAATTCAGGTAATTCAGAATCTACAATTTCTTGCTCTTCTAAATTCATTCTTAGTTTTCCCATTCCTTTTATTAATTGAGGAGAAATAACTTTTTTATATTTATTATATATAATAATAGATAACCAATTAGCTTTTTTAGAAATTTCATCAATTTCCCAAGAATAATAAGTTACATTTAAAGGTATTCCTTTTGCTCTAGCATCTCGAATACCATTTAATATTATAAAATCACAAAGAGTTGTTTTAGAACTTCCTGACAGTCCACCTATTAAAGTATAACAACTTCTTTGCGTATTATAAATATAATCGTTAATTCTATTAAATCCATTAGCTAATCCTTCATATTCACCAGCAAGACCTTGGGCTATTCTTTTTTTAAATTGCGTCATAGTTTTTTGTATCTTTAGTTAATACTTCAATATTGCTAACTTCATTAATATACTGTTCCCAAGTTCTTTGAGAAAGAAATGTAGCTAATAACTGCATAAATTCCTGTTTATTGTCTTTTAGATGCTCTCTGTAGTACTTTTGGACACATAATAATATTTTCTTATGTAATTCTATATCTATACTATTGTTAACCAGACAAGATTTATATAGTTTCTTACATCTTACTAAATCATTATGTAATCTTCTTGTACCTCCAGTAATTCTCTTAACACTGTTAGGATAAGTAGACAGTAATTCTCTAAAACATACATCAAAAGATGCATTATCTTGCACATTAAATATGTTTTTTGTGATTTCTGTCACACTTATACTATCAAAAGTGCAATTTAATGCATCTTTAAGCACAATAAAACCAGAATCTCTTAAATTGTAAAATACTTGTGAGTTAATTGTTCCACAATTGTAAACATATTTCACAAGTATTTCTTCTTCTTTGTTGACTAAACAATATAAAATAAACCATTCTTCTATCTTTAGTTTATTAGTATATAATTTGTTTAAGTCTACACTAATTTGTTCAATCATAAGTATGTTATTTTATTTTGGTTAAATCCTTCTAATGCAGATTTAACCCATTGTTCATCAATCGTGTCCTTGTAACATAATATATGTATTGTACTACAATCATCAGGATTTAATCTAAGAAACCTAAATATCTTTTGACTAGCTTTTCTCTCATTGCCGTAAGAGTGTAAGATAATTCCAAACTTTAGATTAGGTATATTAATTCCTTCTGATAATTGTTCTACTGCACATAATTTATTATTCATACCATTACTAACTTTAAACTTTTCTAAATTAGATTCAGAAAACTTATTATTAGAATGATAAGTTACAGGACATATTCTTGCTGCTTGTTCTTGAGTACTAGCAAAACATAAGCATTTATTGTGTAATCCTATAGTATTTAACAGATACCTTGCTTTAACTTCTTTAGTTAAGAATCCTTGCATTGCCTTCATGCGTTGTATAGCTGCAATCTGTTTCATCTTACCATGTGAGCTATCTACACGTCCTGTCCAATAATTATAAATAGCTAGTTCGCTAGTCATCCAAGTAGCTTGAGGTTTCACAACCTTAATATTCTTTTCCTTATCTAATTGTACATAATGTACAACTACTCTATAATCATTCAATATAGAATGATCTACTGCTTGATCTGTATTATAAGAATACACTATAGGACAATACTTATCTACCATAAAACCACTTTCTGATTTTTCATCCCTAGGAGGGGTTCCTGTAAGTCCTAATATTGGTCCTTTATAATTACTCATCCAAGCATTCTTAGTTAATTTAAGATTATGCACTTCGTCTAAATAAATACCATCATAATCATGGCTTTGTTTATTTAAAGATAGATAAGTAGAGAATGTAATATTTTCAAGTAGATATTCAAGATTAAACTTTTTAGCGTCATCTTTCCAAGATTGAAAAATAGATTTCTTTGGAGCTACTACTAAAAATTTACAATGACCAAATTGCTCTGATTCCATATGTCTTAATCCTATAAGGGTTTTACCCGTACCTCCTGAAAGTGCAACTGTTGCTCTACTTTTATCTTCTAATAACTTTAAAACTTTATCTTGAATATCTTCTCTAGTCATATTATTTTTTACTAAAAGTATTTATACATTTGTTTATTAATAAATAACTACAAATTATTAATGTTATAATTATATTGGTATCCATATTAGTCTACTAAAGTAAATGATGGTGCATGAAACTTACGAATTTTCAAGCCTGCTGATTTTAATAATTTAGTTGTTTGAGCAATATTCAAACCATAGTGATTTGCAATTTGTTCTTTCTTACTACCTGATTCAACCATTGCAGCTAATGCAGCTTTAGAGATTGTTCTAGCAGTTGTAGTAGTCTGTGCTACTGGAGTAACTTCTGTTACTGAGTTTAATTGTACTTCCATTTGTTTTTGTTTTATTTGTTATTTATTAATTTTTGATTTAAAAAATCTATCAAATATGATAAATCTTCTGCTTGTTGTTCAATAATTGGTTCTTCAATATTTAATACATATTTTTTAAATTGATCAATAGTTATTAAAACAAAACCACCCCCCGCCGGCCCCGTCCCGGTGCCCGTCCATTGAATATAATTAGATGGACATGAGTTATTTGAATATCTAACAATATTAATTCTCCAATTATCTACTAATTCTCTATCACATTCTTCAAATTTAAGATACCAGTTATCTTTAGGGAATATATATTCTTCATCCATTTAATTTATCTACTTTTATTCCTTGAAATAATGATTCTAGCCAAGTATTCATATCAGAAGAAGTTTCTTTAATTAAATGAATACATTGTCTAATATCTACATTATGTGGATATTTAACATAACCCATTGCATAAGAGCCTTTAGCAACTCTTAAATCTAAGCCATACTTAGTAGCTTTATTTAAAAGTTGCTTATCTCCTGTATAATTAAGCCAACAATGAGCTCCACCTGATTTTGTATTATACATAAATGATTGTTGTAATTCAGATAAAATATTATCAGGTATAAATTCATAACCATTTTTATCATTCTTAACATCAATATCTAATATAATATAATTATCTGATGGTGCTACAGCTAAAGCATAACCTTCTGGTACATTACCTTCAAAAAATGTATTATCTGGAACCATAGACCATTTTACAATTGGAGCATTTGATTTTAAGAGAAATGATTTCATTAGAATTTATATTGAACTTTAGCGTGTTTAGTTGTCCACCATTTTTTGTAATTACTAGCTTTACAGTAATCCCAAAGTCTATCTATTTCTTCTTGAATAAATGAATCATTATCAATTTCTTGTTCTAATTCATCTTCTAATTGCCCTTGATCCCAACCTAAATGTTGAGCATATCCAATAAGTGTTACTACACTACTATTTCTTGAGCCTGGCTCAAAAGAAATATCATTATCTGTTATAAACTTTCTCATATTAAATATTGCTATAAGGGTTTTCTAAAATCCATGCTTGTAATTCATCAACAGAATTAAATCCTAAACCAGATAAATCCTTGTTTCCTATTTTACTCCATGTGTCTTTGTTATTAAGTAAATGTGCTCTAGCCTCAGCTTTCATATTTCTTAATTCATTCAGTAAGTTATCTATCTCACTCATTATGCTAATGTTTTTAAGGTTAATAATTCTTTTTTGATAAAGTTATGTACTTTAACATGGTCATTTAAATGATTATTAATTGTGCTTGTTTTTAAACTTTCTGTAATATTATTATAAAAATCCCAAACAGTATCATTTGTAAAATCTTTTGAATAATATAACTCATTCTTGATAATATCTAATTGAGTAGATGTTATCATCTTTTCTTCAATATACATTCTACCTAACAATTCAGAACAAGTCTTTTTTGTTATATCTCTTTCTTTCATTAAATTTCTATCAGCAATAATAGAGTTAAATGAAATATCAAATTCATTGATAGAATCTATAATTTTATTTTTAACAATTGAGCTAGCTGCACCAGTATGTTTTCTAATTAAAGAAATATCTCCTGATATTACTCCATTTGAACAAATCCATACTTGACCACCTATTGCTAATCCTGCAGACATAGTCTTGTTATAACTATTTCTAAAAGCCATCATAATACCTAACTCACTATCAGTGTGTTCTATACCATAATAACCTATTAATTTAGTTCCTTCATGATTAGCTTTGTAATTAGAAGTTTTAATCTTAAAACCTTTAATGTCTAATTGTTCTTTAATACCTTCTATTATTTCCCTATGTGAAATAGGACTATAAGTTAAAGTTTTATTAGGAACTGGTACTTCTAATAGTTCAGTTTCACTAAAATTGTTCATTATTAAATGTTTCATTATACTAATGTTTTTAATGTTAATAATTGTTCTGGAGTAATACTTAGATCTCTTTTCCAAACTTTAAGAATCTTTAGTACAACTTCAAATTGTTCAATAGTATCTTCAAAATACTTATTACCTTTATCAGATTTATAAAAATTATCTGTTAAAATAATTTCTTCTACAATTTCAATATACTTATCAGTTACAGAACTTAAGTCATAACCTCTTTGTGTATATTTAACTACTCTTTCAAACTGTCTTAATAGACGTTTAGTACCCCAGAAATTACATCTATAAAATGTACTATTCCACTTATTCCATGTACCTTCTTTACCTGTAGATTCTCTTAAAGTCATTGTTTTACCTGTCTTAATATCATAAGCTGTTGTTATAATATCTAAGTCAAAGTTACTAACTACATCAAAACAAGTTTTATTAAACTTTTTAAATATAACATTTACGTCTACACATAAATTATATTTAAATTTGATTGTAATTAATCCTAGTGAATCTAACGAAGATTTATCTTCATTTGTAAACTCATCAAACTTATGTTTTTCTAAAGGATCTAAGATATTAAACATTGGATTATAATACATAAACCAAAGTAGTTTTGTAAAACTAGCTTTGTCATAAGTAAATAAATCAATGTCTTGTCCTTCAAAGTAATCTAAAAGACATGAACCTGTAATACATCCATTAATCTCTTGTTTTTTTAATATTTCAATACAATTTTCAATTTGTTCTTTCATTTAGTTTGTTTTAAAAATAAATAGGCTGTGGTCATTAATCACATTTAACTAATCCCTGTCCCGGCAGATTAACACCTAATTATTATATTATTTTAATTTATCTGAAGTAATCTTAACTGCTGCTAAAATTTGTTTAATACTATAAATAGCATTTAACTTAACAACTCCTTCAGAGAAATAATCACCAACTGATTCTACATCATCAATTTTATTAAATTCATTCATGATTTCATTTATCTTAGAAGCTTCTACTTTAGAATCTTCATAGTTAACAAAATCTAATGCATACTTAACTAATTCATCTTGAACTTTACTAGTTGGTTTACTAGGTGCTGATACATAAGATTTAGCAGTATCATTAATAGCTGCTATTACACTAGCTTTAATTACTTCTAAATTATCAACTTTACTTGCTGTAAAGTTTTTGTCTTTAATTGCTTCTGCAAACTTAACAATATATTCTGCTGCTTTTTGTTGTTTAACAAAAGCTTCATGATTTACTGGTTTCTTAGAGTCTTTACTGATTAAGTAACCTGCTGCATTTAATTCTAACTGTTTTGCTGTTAAAAATTCCATTTTTTGTTTTTGGGTTTTAGGGTTTATATTTATTTGTTTATTGTATTAATCCAACTTCTCACTATGTTTGTATTTTTAGGTTCAAAACACCTAGCATAGCCAGTAATATTGTTACTTGTTTTTTCAGTATGTAATGAATGTAAAGTTTGAACTTTAAAATTACATACATCTCCATTCTTAGCATAATATGAAGGAGCATCATTATCACCAAAAGAAATAACGGTATTATATTCTTTGTGTTCTTTAATAATTTCTAAATACATTTCTCCTTCATTACCACCACCATATGACTTTACAGCTCCTACAATGTCAGTATTAGGTACATCATCATAATCTATTAAATAACTTCTTCTACCTGTTAAGATTACATCTGCATAGAATTTCTTAGACATTAACTTAGCCAAATTAGTAATAGTTAATACTACTGATGGAGGCATAGATGATGAAATATCTAGTATTAATAGATTCTTCATATTATGTTTAATGTTACCATAACCAATGTTTATTCCTAATTGTTTATTAAATGCTGTAGGATCAAAAGTAACTTCATCAATGATGTTAGTTTCAATACTAGCTTTAATATCTTCTAACCAAACTGGTAAGATTTTTAATTTAGATAATTCATCAAAGTCAACAAAATATTGATCTTCAACAAAGTTATCTATGTTTATTGCATATTGCCCTGATCCACCATGAGTATAGAATCCACCAGAATGTAGTTCATAATCTCTAACATTATTATATCCAATCTTTCTTAAACAATCTAACCATTTAATTGGTATACCTGTATTTAAACAAGATTTGTATAATACTTGAAATTCTAAGAATACAGTTATAAACTTTAATTCTGCTTGAGTACCTATGATGTATGGTATCCCTTTAGGTAGATTTTTAAAATCTTCCTCATTTTCAATTAGAAATATTGGGGGTATTTCTATTTTTTTACTTGTGATTTTTGTTATCATTTTTTATTATTAGTTTTAGTAAATTTATATATTCAACTTCATCTCCTTTACTTACATTAATAGATTTAATATCTGTAGGAGATACTATTTTCTGACTAAGATAAGGGATTAACAAATCTCCATAAGGACTTTCTAAGTCACAACCAATTTGGTTTATTGCTTTTTCAACACTTCTAGGAGTTACATAATCCCATGAGGCACTATCAAATTTTTCTTTATTAATCAAAGTACATAAATGAGTAGAGATACTATTAGGCATACCATATTTATTTTTCATCAAAGTTTGATATTCTGTAGAATTAAATTTCAAATCATATTTGATAAATCTTTCTTTAATCTGAGGAGTCAAGTTAATTAATCCTTGAGGATTACTTGCTGCAACAATCATTACATCAGCTAACTTTCTACCTGAAGGTAACATTCTATCTTCTAACAAGTTTAATACAGCATCTAAAGTTTGTTTTAGAGTACCATTAAATACCTCGTCAAAAAATAATACATCACCATCTTTTAAAGAATCTAATTCATAACTATCATACACTAATAATTTACCACTTTTTACATCAGGCATAACCATACCTACTACCTCATTAGGCATTCTTTGACTTAGTGTTATCTTAACCATGTTAACACCTTTTTCTTCTACAAACTTTTTAATAATTGTAGTTTTACCTATCCCTGGATTTGACATGAATAAAGGTACAGTTTTTCTCCTTAATATCCTATTATCATAAGTCTTATTTAAGACATCAAGCATTTGTTTTTCCATATTTATTTTTTAAATTATTCCTCTTTTTTTTAAAAACTTTATTAAATAAGTCATACTTTCTTTTTTAATCTTTTGTTTAGGTATCTCATAATCAAAACAAGGTCTATATTCTTTTTGAAAATACTCATCAGTTACTCCAGAATCTTCATTGTTAACATAATACCTTGGTGCAGAATGCAATTCATTTATTTTAGTAATTTGAGTAATTTTAGGAGTATTATGAGGTGCTTTAGTATATTCATCATTAATATCATAAACCCAATCTCCTACTTTATAAGGATAATGTAATAATTGAAAATGTCCTTTTTCAAAATGTTTAATTACAACATCAACAGGATCATGTCCTACATCAGATTTATTATCGTTAAAATAAACTTCAACATTATTATTATAAATATCAGAAACATAACCTTTTTTACCTGATCCAGATAAATATTTCATTCCTTCTCTTATTTCCATATTAAAATAAACTTAATTGTAAATTATTACTTATTTGATTAATAATTTTATTAATTTCAGCAATATAAAATTTATAGTTAATATCTGTAGGAAATACATCTGGATTATGATTGTTGTAAATCATTACACCTGAATCTTTCAATAAATGATTAGATTTACCTTCTCTACATTTGTAGATATAACCACCTTTAGTTGAAGCATAAAACCTATTTAATCTTTGTTGTTTAGATTTAATAAAATTAGGTGAAGTCCATTCAACATGATAAGATTTATCTACTTTTTGTGAACAACAAAAATCAAATATATTTGTATGTGATTCAACAAATTGTTTAACAGGTACATTATCTATGTAATAAGCTTTTAATGCTTTAGGTATAATAAGATAATCTACACTATTACCTAATTCAGGCTTTTCAACAAACAAACCTTTTTGTTTAAGTTTAGATCCTTCAGCTAAATAATTATTTACATTCATGTAGATAATTTTTTGATAAGTATCATGCTCAAACTCTAAGTTAAATTCTTTACCAACTTGATCAATAATTTGTTTATATTCTAACACTTTATCTTTAGGTACAATAACTTCTATACCATCTGTATTTGCACTAATTACTTGATAATCAGCTAATATCAATCTTTCTATTGCCATAGTAAGAATTAATTGACCCATCAATCTAAGTTTCATTGCACCTTCTGGATAATATAACCAAGAATATTTATTATCAATCATACCTGAAGTTGAATTAAGAATTAACTTTAACAAAGCATCTTTAGATTTATCTTTATTCTTTTTAGCTTCAATTCTATCAGATTTAACTTTAGTATATAAAGCTAATACTTCAGGTTGTCTTAAAAGATTATAGTTAATAATAAGATTTGGATATAAACTAGCTACATCACTTGTTATTATACAATTATCATCATCTTCAAAATAAGATTCATTTTTATTTACTGAATGTAAACCACCTTTACCATAAGTTAATTTTAATGTAGTATTGTTTTTAATTATAATGATTTCCTTGCTAAATTCATTTAAAGAATCTGACATTTCATCATATAAATCTCTAAAACATTCCATTTTAAAATTAATTTCAGGTAATTCTAATTTATTAGTATGTTCAAACTTAAGTGATTTAACATACTTTGGATCTTTTTTAGTTATCTTACAATATTCCTGTAACAATAATTCAGATGCCATTTTAGGTGCATCCCAACTATAACATTTTAAGTTATATGTTTCATTAATATATTGTCTTAACTTGACATCAGATAACATTGAATTATATAGTAATTCAGTTATACCTAAATCATGTACACTATTATAGTGCCTTAATTCATCAATTTGAGCATGATTTAAGCTCATTGCAGGATCAAATGGTAATTCCTGTACTACAGGATAATTAAGTTGAATAGCAAGCCCTTTAAGACTTAACTTTTTACTTAATCTAAGCATTTTACTCCAATATAAAAATAGATCTATGTCTATCCATTTATTATGATATTTGTATTTACTTAATTCTTTGTCATTCCACCAAAAATCATTTTGAATTATATAGTCTGACCATTCTTTAAGTTTTTGTAGATAATTATCCACATTATCTAATTTATTGTGGATAATATACATCAATATACAATCATCATAATGTATTCCATTAAACGTAATAAGATATTGATTGAATTTATTAAAAAATTCTACAACTTTATCATACTCATTTATTCTATCTGAAATTTCCCAAACTATTTTCTCTTTACTATCTACATCTTGAATAGCACAGAGAAAACAGTTTGAATAAACTTCAACATCACAAATTACTTTTTGCCATTTACTTCCCATCAGTTTGATAATATTGTTTAGCTGTTTGATACATGTGTAACATTAAAATGAACATGCCTTGATCTTGAGGAGGATTAATTGATCTATTAGATATATCTTGTTTAGTTTTATCAAAGATATATTTAACAATAACTTGTATTTGTTCTAATTCTCCGGGATTATGTTTAGATATAATTTCTAATACTTTATCTTTATTTATCATTCTACACCTCCTTCAGGTAATTCTTCAGTTTGTTTAGATTTTAAATCTTCTACAAATTTCTCTTTCATTACTGAAAGACAAACTTCTTTGTAGCCACCACCTAATAGAGGTAGCATTTCTTCTAATTCCTGAATTGTTTTTAAAGAATATTCTTTGTATTTAGTATGTAATTTAGCATGCTGTCTAATAGCTTGTGACAATGGTTGTCTTTTCTTTTGCATATTATTTAATTTTAGTTTCTAAATATTTTTTGTATAATTCATAATTAAATGAATCCCACCATTTAGTTTGTAATAAGATATTTATATCCATTTTTTAATATTAAATTATAATAATTAATATATTCTTTTTTGCTTACACGATGTACTATATAATTTAAAGGAAAATTTTTAATACAATCTTTAATTCTTTCTTCTTTAGATTTAAATTTATTAGTATTTCTTTCATAATATAACCAAGTTTCCCAATAATGATGTTGTTCTGGAGCAATAAATATAATAGCCATTTGCCATTTAAAAAATACAAAACTCCATATTGGTGCCCATTCAAACCTATAATCAATTTCAGTCCATTTAGTTTTCCAACCTAATCCTACAAAATCAAAACCTATTTTTTTAGGAATTGCTTTTTGATAACCAGGTTTTTCTAAATCTTTAACCCATTTTCTCGGAAAGAAATATGGTGTTCCAATAGCTACCTTACCACAATACCATTTTAATTTAAATGGTTTAAATGGTGACCATAATGCTTTTATAAATTCTAATTTATTCATTTTATTTATTTTTAAAATATGTATCTAATTGTATTCCAAGGAATTATCTCATCATGTAGTTTTACAAAAGACTTTATGAAATCATTTTTTAAATCATGTCTATATCTTATGTTTAAACCACCATATTGAGATACTTTGTTTTCTTGTATTGTAGGAACCCATAAATATTCTTCTTCACCTGGAATGTTATTAACAATGTTATAAACATGTTTATTTTCATTGTGAGTAAGAAATATTACTTCTGCTTTAACAACATTTTTATAACTAACATAATCATTAACCATGTGAAATAAATATTCATATTCTTCTAACCAGTTACCTGCAACTATTACAGGACTAAAGTTAATATGAACATCATATCCTGCATCTATGAATGCATCAATAGCTTTAATTCTATCAATGATTTTAGATGTGTTAGGTTCTAATTTATCAGACATAATTTGTGGCATTAGACTAAATCTTATTCTAATCTTACCTTCAGGATTATAACCTGTTAAACTTGGGTTCACATACTTAGTAGCAAATGAACCCATAGCTGTAGGATGTTGTTTAAAGAAGTCAAATATCTTTTGCCATTCATGATGTTTAGCATGTAATGCAAAATCTTCATTACATGAAATATCATAAGTAATATAATCATTGTGTGTTTGATTAGGTTTTTCAACATCAGCAAAAGCACAATGATTATTAATTGCTGTAAGTATGTCCATTGTATTAGTTGCTACATCTAAACCTTCAGGTTTATGTCTTTTCATATAGCAATATCCACAATTATATAAACAGCCATATCCAAAGCTTGGACTAATAAAATCAGTTGATCTACCTGATGGTCTAATCAACATAGATTTTCTTTTAATTTTTTCTAGCATATAATTTATATTGTTTTTCTGTTTTAATCATCATGTTTAATAATTCATTAGATAGTTTTTCAGCATTAGTTAATGCTTTGTTAGCTAATCTAGTTTCAATCATTACTTCTTTATGATTTTTAACATTGGCTCTACATTTAATGATATATTTTACAGCATTAATGTATTCTGATTTATCATAACCATTAAGCAATCCTTGAGGATATTTGTTAATGTGTAATAATATACCATTTAATTCCCAATTACTTAGTTTACTAAGTATTGTTGGTTTACCTTTGCAAAAATATAACATTTTGCAATACTTGTCAAGTAGTCTGTTCATCTTGTGATTGTTTTTTAAATTAAAAACCACCTAGGACTTTCCTAAGTGGTTATTTGTTATTTACTTTTAATTAGAGAGATAATCAGGAGTCGAACCTGAGGCATCTTAAACACTATTGTGTTTTAAGAAGTTGCATCCTGGACCACACCAACTAGTATTTATGTTTCCATTATCCCATAGTGATGTCTTTCCATCAGTCATAACTTATCTTGCAGTTAACCGTGTTCCCTTTTATTTCAGAGACCAATCACCGCTTATGTTAAAGTGCTTTGCGGTAACACTATTTGTGAGCACAAGTTATCTCCTCTTACTATAAGATATGAATGAAGCCAAGCAGGGCATCATATCTCCTTACCTGACGTGAATAGTCAATCAGAGACCCCAGCTAGGATTTTAGAGTCCAGCGGTGGCTTTACCTTGTGCTCAATATTTTAATTTTCTATTAGTTTTAAATTACTTTCTTCAATTAATTCCATAATGTCAATCTTACCCAATTCAGTACATTCTTTCATTAGTTCTATTAATTGATTTAAACCATCTTGAGTAAAAGCAAATCTATCTAATCTATAACTTGTATATTCTAATGATTTAGTTTGTACTTCATTTAAAGTAACACCTTGAATTCCTTGATTAACATGGTAATATACATAATTTATAGTATATTTTGTTCCTTCAATAATCCAGTTTTCAGGTAGTATTTCATTAGGTTTATTTTTATCATTTATACATAAGCAAGGTACATTCATTTTTAATTTGTAGATTTTTTAATACTTAATTTGTAAAGTCTTTTTAATTCTTTAAGTTTAGCTTTCTCTTCTTTAGTTTTTTTAAAACATTCTCTGTCAATGTTTATTTTTTCTATTACTATTGCCATAATTAATCTATTATTTCTGTTTTTAATTTATCAATTTCTTTTTTTACTTTAGCAAACTGAACATTGTTTTTAAATGTTTGTGCTGTTAAATTTGGATGGTTCATGTAAAACATTGACCAAGAAAATAAATTCTCCATTTTTTTAAATTTTGATTCTTGCATATATTATTTGTTTTTAATTTTTATTGTCTTATTTTTTACACATTTTACAGGTTAATTTATGATACTTATCTTGTACCCATAGTCCTAATAAAAGAACTAGAACTATGGGTAGGCCAAGTGTTATCCAAAAGCCTATCCAGGCATAGTACATTATCTTTCTCATATTAGTCTTGTTTGTTTTTAGTTGTTAATGTTTTGTTGTTCCATTTCCAATGCTACTTTAAGAATATTATTTAATTCTTCGTAATATTCAATAAGAGAAATAGCTCCTAAAGCAAGTTTACCTCTTAAATCTTCTGATTTTGACGCAAACCATTGTACTGGTGTTAATTTGTTTGTTTCCATTTTTATTTGTTTTTAGTCTTGTTTAAAGGTTTGGTTGTAGTATTGTTCTGCATCATTTTTATAATGACCTGAACATGCTCCTATAAACATCTGTCCTGCTATATTAGCATCTATTATCTGTTGTTCTTCCATTTTTTTGGCTTGTTCAAATACTGATTCAATATCTTTTGATAATATTCTTTGATAAAACCATTCTACTGCTGTTTGTTTTTCCATTTTTATTTATTTTTAATTATTAATTGATTTATTTCTTTTTTAACATCTTCCCAATAAGAATAATAGTTTTGTTTATCTTCAAATTCATCTAAATAAGCTCCATAACGTAAATTCAAGCCACCATTATATATTTCATCAACTGCTATTAAAGCACATTGTTTTGCTTTACTTTTAGATTCTAAATAAGTTAGTGTAGTATCGTATTTTTCTACTAATTCCTTTGCTTTTTCTTTTGGTGTCATTTTATTTGTTTTTAGATTTTTCTTTTAGTTTATTATTTTCTTCAACTGATTTATTTATTGTATTTTGTTTTACTCTGATATTAAATAATCTTCCTCCGTATCTGAATTTTATGTATTGTCCTTTTTCCATTTTATTTGTTTTTAGTTTATGATTAAATCTCTTTGCCCATTGGCAAACTTCCCTTGTAAAAACCAATATGATACTTTTCTTTAAGTTGCTCTTTCTCCATTTCTTTGGCTTTTTCATAATATTGTTTTTTATCAATATCATATAATGCTGTTTTTGGAATCATTCTTTCAAGTCTTTCGTATAAGTATTCTACTGCTGTTTGTTTTTCCATTTTTATTTATTTTTAATTATTAATTGATTTATTTCTTTTTTAACATCTTCCCAATAAGAATAATAGTTTTGTTTATCTTCAAATTCATCTAAATAAGCTCCATAACGTAAATTCAAGCCACCATTATATATTTCATCAACTGCTATTAAAGCACATTGTTT